CTTTCAATTGAAGAAATTTTAATTTTTTCCATAAGTGGGGATACACAAAGTGTGTCCTCATAGGTCGGGGCTGTTTAATTGACCTGGCACATCCCCCGATACTTATAATAAAAATGGTAGGGGGGGGTTGTTTTTAAAGGCTTACTTATGGGGGGGGGTATTTTTACTAATGTTCATTCTCCCAACATGTAACTATATGATTAGCAGTGATTTAACATATAAAACTATAGTATATATATATCTATATTTTCAGAAGATTTCTCCCTGATATTCAGACAGTTAAGCTTCGGACTTTTGAACATTGTTCATTTTTAATATAAATGTTCATATATTTGAACCATGGAAGAAACAACGATAAACACAGCAGATGAACAAGGTTCTATCTCTGTACATGAGAACACTGAATACGTGTTTAATGAAGAACAATTTAGAGAACAACTACAAGAAGAAGTAGGAGAAGGCTCTTATCACATTGGTCCTTTTGGAGAAGGTGGTCCTATTATTGACACTAACAAAGAAGGGTATATTGAATATGTGGTAGCTTTAAGAAAGGCAGCTGAATTATGGGCAAGCACACACCAGAAGGCTTAAAAAATGCTATTAATCCATTTATTGAGACTTTAGAAATTCCTGTAGTAATATTAAATAAGTACGAGACTAGAGTAGATCCTAAGAATATTAAGGTACAAGATGGTATAGTTACTTCTTTAGGTCACACAGATCAATTGAAGAAAAGCTATATCTTAGAAAAAGATAGGAGTATTCATTTATATTACGAGAATAATGGTGTAGATTTAAAACCGTATTTTTTAAAGCTAAGTAAAGAAGGTAGGATATTGTTAGAATATATATTGTTGTATTGTCTTAGACAAGATACCCTATATTGTGCTATTGATACTACTGATTTTATGAGGGTATATGGAATATCGTCTAGAACTACAGTCTGGAATGCTAAGAAATCTTTATTAGATAGTGGGTTTATTTCAGCTACAGCCTATAAAGGTTGGTTTTGGATAAATCCTAAGTTCTTTTTTAAGGGAGAACGTTCTAAATGTATGGATTTAAAAAACAATTTAACGTTTAAAAAATGAGATTAGAGGACCTATTAGTAATAGCTTCACAGTTATCTGTTATAAAAACGGAATATACTATCTATATAGGTCCTAATAATACGTACATATTAAAAACAGAGTAAAATGAGTAAAACAAATGGTAGATTAGGTGTCGACAATAACGGGTTATTGGTAGACACAAATGAGTTAGATGTCACAAAGTTTGACAAATTAGCTAAGATTTCAGGTGAAGTAATGAAGGATAGGATTGTTCTTCAGCCATTACCTGCAAAAGAGAAGAAATTAAATGGAATTATTCTTCCTGAGAGTTTAAATGGTGAATTTAGATGTGCAGTTATAGGAGCACATAAGGATTCGTTTTTTAAAAGAGGTGATGTAGTGATGTTAAAGCTATCAGATTTTCCTCCTGGGCCAAATGGTCAACCTTATCCTCCTAGAGTCGACTTTGTAGAAGGCCATCCTTGTGTTGTTTTGTACGAAACTTTTATTTGGTACAAATATTCTTACAGAATTGAAGATCAAATTAATCTAGATAATGATGGAAAGTACTGAGAATCAAGAAGTTGAGTTAACACCAGAAGAAAAGGTTGTTCTTATGGTAGAAAAAAGACTTGAAAAGTTACCTGAACAGTTTAAAGATCAGTATGATTTGATCAAAAATACTACAATTGATTTTGAATTGAAAAGGTTAGAGTCTGATTCTGTAGAAGTTGAACCTGGATTTAGGTTATTTGCCTCATTAAGTAATGAAAGACAGTTGTTAGAAACGTATCCTGAGTACAAATATAGGCAAAAGGTACTAAAGAACAGCTTAAAACATTATAGAAAAGGTGAAAAAATAAAATAAAAGTTTATCTTTGTCGTAGATGGAAACACTTTTTACAGTAGATTATGCACTAAAATATGAAGGATGGACTTTAGATTTATGTAAAGCCCCATACGGATGGTATTTAGTTAGTGGTATGAGTATTAATGTAAGAAGGAATGATTTCTATCTACGACTTTTTGTTTATGATCTATGTGGTAATTTAGTATATACTAATGTTATACCTAGCATACAAGATTATAAGACTAAAATCAAAAAGAATTTACTTAGATGGAAAGCTGCATCTAAAAACTGTAGCCATTTATTACAAGAACAAGGTTGTAGTATTTTGCTAGAAGATGGTGGGTATTTAATATTATAAAAATGGCAAATAAAAAAATTAGTGAATTAACTGAAACTGCTCAATTACAATCAGGTAGTTATTTACCTGTAGCTATAGGTAATAATACTTATAAAGTAGATTATCAATATTTTATTAATAGTTTTGTAAACTCCACTGTTTATAATAATAAAATAGCTGATCTTGAAGGTATTGATCAAGGGTTACAAGCTCAAATTGATAATATTAATACTTCTTTAACTGCTACTTATTTAGCAGCTTATAGTAATACTGCTCAACAAGCTACTGGTAACCCTCAAGCCATGAATTTAGGAACAGTAGATTTTTCACAAAATTTAAGTCTTCAAGCTGGTACTAAAATTGTAATAGTTGATACAGGTATTTATAACTTACAGTTTTCAGCTCAATATGAAAATCGGCACAGTGCAGAACATGATATTGATATTTGGTTAGTAAAAAACAGTGCTCACGTAGATAACACTAATACTAGAATTGAAATACCAAAATCTAATGGTGGTAATTACGGTCAAGTTGTAGCTGCTTGGAATTTTTTAATTAACGCAATATCAGGAGAACAATATGAATTATATTGGAAATGTACTAATACACAAGTGTGGTTAATAACCTATCCTACTGTTGATCCTATTCCTGCTACACCTTCAGTTATTACAACTGTTACCAAAATAAATTAATGAAGTTTTTAAAAGATAAAATAATAGCCTTAGCTTTAGAACATGACTTAACACAAAGTCAGGTTCAAGATATATTTAATTCACAATTTAAATTTACTGCTAAAGTTATGGCTGAAGATTCAATTAAAGATGTATCCGAAAGAAGATCTGTAAAAATCAAAGGAATAGGTACATTTAAATTTAATAAAAGAAAAGCTAACAAAGTAAACGAATTACATGAATACAGAAAAAAAGGTGTGGTTACGACCACTGCCGAAAATTGAAAAAGAACTTGAGTTAATGAAGATATGTATTGACTCAATTCAAACCAGTAATTTGATGGAAAAATCAGCAACTAAAGAAGCTATTTTACATCATGCCTCTAACATTTTATTACGTTATTTGCAACAACTAGATACGTTAACTGTTGCAGAAAGAAGACCTTATTCAGCTGATTTAGTTAGTTTTGAAATTGAAGAGTAATGCAATTCAAAAGATTATTTTTTGACATTGAAACCTCACCGAATATAGGTTTCTTTTGGTCAGCAGGGTATAAATTAAACATATCCCCTGAAAACATAATACAGGAAAGAGCTGTAATATGTGTATGTTATAAATGGGCTCATGAAAAACAGGTTCAATATTTAACTTGGGATAAGGGTGACGATAAGCAATTATTGGAAAAATTCATGCAAATTATGAACTCAGCTGATGAGGTTATAGGGCAGAATTCTGATAACTTTGACATTAAATGGCTGAGAACCAGATGTTTAAAACATAACATACCTGCATATCCAGAATATCAATCTGTTGATACTTATAAGTTAGCCAAAAAATATTTTAGATTTAATTCAAATAAACTAGACTACATGTCAAGCTTTATGGGATTTGGCAACAAACTTCACACGGGTTATAATCTTTGGAAAGACATTGTGTTAAACAATGACGAAAAGGCTATGAATCAGATGGTTAAGTATTGTAAAAAGGATGTAGTGTTGACACAAAAGGTATTTGAAAAAATGAATCCTTTTATTAAACATAAAACACATAGAGCTGTGCTTGAGGGAAATACAAAACTTGAATGCCCTGAATGTGGAAGTGACGATGTTAGATTAAATGGCACTAGAGTGTCAGCTGCTGGAGTTAAAAAACGTATTTTACAATGTAGAAAATGTAGTAAGTTTTACAATATAGCTGTAACTCACTATAATAAATTAATGGCCGATAAAGAAAACAAAGCAAAAGTTTAATTATGAAACCTGAATATACCTTACCTGCTTATCTAGCACAATATGTCAAGAATAATACTGATGATATGGTAACATATTTTATTTATGACAAATATTGTTATAATAGAGGTGTAATTAATATGGAATCTAAACCAGCTTTTGAAGAAGCAGCTAATTCGTTTAAAGCGTCTAAAAGAATAAGAGAAAAAACAATTAAAAAATATAATATAGAGTTATGAAATTTATAAAATTACCAGTAATGTGTGTGGCCGAAGAAATATCAATGGATTCTTACAAGTCAGTATTAAAAGAGCTTAACCTTGAACCAGAAGAAACAGTTGATACTGTTTGGATGGATATGTATTTTAATGTTGAGATGTTTAAAGAAGAATTATATTGTATATCATCTAGAAAATCTAACAAAGACCATAGTGTGTTAGAGTTGTTTGATACAAGAACTTTCATAGTTAACGAACCTGTGGAAAAAATTGTATCTTTGTTAGATGATACCCAAACAATTTAATATCTTAGGTCACGAAATATCTGTTGAGATAGATAATGAATATTGTCATCAAAACAAATGTTTAGGTAGATTTTTATATTACGAGAATAGAATAGTTTTAGCCGATAAGTATAAAGCTAAAAAGAATTGGGTAAAGTATAAAGAAAGTATTGTAGAGCATACCTTCTATCATGAATTGACTCATTGTCTATTATATCATACAGGTCATCAAGATCTATGGTTAGATGAACAGTTAGTTGATGCAGTAGGAGGTTTGTTACATCAATTTGAAATAACGAAAGAATATGAATGTATTACAAGTAAAAGAGAATCTGGAGATAATGATACCTGCAGAGGTATTAACGATTGAAGTTTTTAACAAGATAGCAAAACGTAAAAAAGGCAATGTTCCTATTAAAGAGATAGCTTACATATATCACATGTGTAACCCATCTTCTCCGTATTATAACTATTCCGAGTCTGATAGACAAGGTAAATTAATTAAAGATTTATTTGAAGGAGTTGTAAAAGACTGGAAACCAGATAGTTTAATTGAAGAAGCTATTAAGGTGTACAAAGATAATATTAAAACTCCGTCTTTACACGTAGTAGATACTATGTTAAATTCGTTACATGAATGTAATGATATTGTATCTGAAATAACTAAACAGTTAAAAGAAGATTTAAAAGCAGGTAAACATAAAACGGGTATTAATAATAAACGTGGTCAGATTGTTTCTGGTGTAGAATTAATGCTTAATGATTTAACGTCATTATTAAAGGTATCAAAAGAAATACCATCCCATATAGATCAATTAGAAAAGTTATACGAAAAGCTACAATCAGAAAGATCTAAAGTAGCAAGTAGAGTTAAAGGTGGAGTTTACATTTCAGATAGAGAAAGATAATGTTTATTTTAGATATATCACATATAAACACAGAAGAGTTTAGTCCTGAATCTAAACGGTTCCAAATCAATGCTTTACGTGGATTTGACGGTTATATTAATGCTCCTAGAGGAAGTTTAGAATGGAAAGAATATTGGGATGAACAAGAATATTATTGTAAAAACGGTTACTCTGTTGGTGGTGTAAGAATCACAGGAGAACATTACTTTTATTTAAACTTTTGCCAAATACAATTAAAAGAAGCTGTAGCTTTAAAAGAGAATATATCTAAGAAACGAAAGGTTGAAAAGAAAACTACGTTTCCAGCTTTCTGGGATTCTGATTGGTATTATTTTACGGAATGTGAAAAAGCTAGAGAAGAAGGTCAACACATGATTATAGTTAAGCCAAGACGTAGAGGTTATTCTTTTAAGAATGCTGCTAAGGCTGCTTATAACTATACCTTTGTTAGGAAATCAACATCTTTAATATTATCTGAACAAGAGAAATATACTAAAGAAACTATGGGTATGGCTGTAGATTACTTGGATTTTCTATTGAAATATACTGACTTTGGTAAACAGAGACAGCAGACTAATAGAAGATACGAAGAGGTAATGGCTTCGTTTATAGAAAAAACTCCTGATGGTAGAGAGATAGTCCAAGGTTTTAAATCTAGGATCATGGGATTTACTGCTTTAAACAACCCAGACGTAGTAAGGGGTAAAGATGCTAACGTAATTCTATTTGAAGAAGCAGGTTCTTTTAACAACTTATTAGCTACTTACCGTGTAACTAGAGCTACAGTAGAAGAAAGTGTGGACGTTACAGGTCAGATATTTGTATATGGAACTGGTGGTGACTTTACTGGAGGGCAAGTAGACTTTGAAAGAATGTTTTACGACCCTGAAACTTATAACTTTAGACCGTATCAGAATATATTTGATGACGGTATGGAGCATACTCAAATGGGTTACTTCTTACCTGACTATTATTCTAAGGGTGGTTTTATTAAAGAAACTGGACTTGGAGGTGGAACTTCTGCTACAACAGAAGCTGAGTTATTTATTGAACAACAAGTAGAGAATTTAAAACGTAAATCTAAAAATCCAAATGAGGTTGATGCTTATTTAGCTGAATTTCCACGTAAACCATCAGAAGCTTTTATTAAGATAGGTACTAATATATTTCCTAAAGCTGAGTTAAACCAACAGATCAATAACATTAGATCTCAAAAAGCCTTACAGTATTTGGGTACACCAGGAATCTTATTTACAGATAGTCACGGTAAGGTAAAATTTGAACCTAGAGATGACGTTAAACCTATTAATAACTTTCCTTTAAAACCAGATGTTGACGGAGAAGGTGCTGTTATTATTTATCAGCAACCCTTTCAGATTAATGACGTAGCTCCTGATAATCTGTACTTTATAGCTACTGACCCTTATGCTATAGATAAAGGTAAAGATAAGAAAATAACTAAACGTGACTCTTTAGGTGCTACTTTTGTATTTAAACGTGTTAATAACTTTTCAAAGCCTTACGACATGATTGTAGCTGAATATGTAGGCAGACCTAATCTTCAAGATGACTACAACAAGAATTTATTTTTGTTAGCTCATTATTATAATGCTAAGATTGTATTTGAAAATGATAGGGACGGAGACATTTTAGCTTATGCTAGAATACATAAACTATTCCATCGATTAGAAGAAGAGGTAACGGTGTACGATATGAATGATGCTCCTAAAAGAAAGTTAGGTAGAAGCTACGGTGTATCTATGTCTAGTATAGAAACTAAAAAACAAGCAGCTAGTTATCTCAGAGACTGGTTGTTACAAAAAAGGGAAGTAACAGAAGACGGAGAACAATTATTGAATTTACATAAAATTTATTCCGTACCTTTGTTAGAGGAATTGATCAAATTTAGTTATGATGGAAACTTTGATAGGGTTTCAGCTATGTTTGTAGCTATGCTTTATAAGAAAGAACTTCTTTTAAAGCCACCCCCAGAAGAAAAAAGAACCTCACCTTATGATGAGGAGTTCTTTACTCGGATGGACACAAAGTTTGGGATTAACAAATTGTTCCATTAAATTTGCAATAATAATTAAAATTAATGAGTAATCCAGCAGCAGGAGTAGATATGACTTTTGATATTCCAAATCAAAACGTATCGTATAAAGATAAGATAAGAAATGATTATGCTATGGTAAAGTTCACCATGAACGCTTACATAGCTAGATCTACTTTTACTACTAACACTTGGAAGCTTAAATTAAAAAAGCTTTACGATTACTATAACGGTAATATCTTCTTAGAAGATTATAAACTAATTACTGAACCATTCGGTACTCCTATTGAAGGAGATTGGTCAGATGTTCAGAACTATCCTATCATTAATACTAAAGTAGATCTTTTATCATCAGAATATGCTAAACGCCCTAAGAAAGAAATGGTGTACGTAGTAAATGATGATGTTGTTACTAAAAAAGATGAAGAGTTAAATCAAAAAATTAACCAGACCTTAGAGCAAATGTTTATTAATGAACTTAATGCTCAAGGTGTTCAGACAGGTGTAGCTTCAGAAGAAGTACCTGTACCTGAGAAAGTTAAAGAAGAATTTGAAGCTACTTATAGAGATAAAAGAGCTATTGCTGGTCAAAAAGCAATAGACTATATTAAGTCTACTCAAAAATTAGATGAAAAATATAACTTAGCTTTTTTCCATTGGTTAGTTACAGGAGAAACTTATACATTAAAAGGAATAGAACATAACGAACCTGTTGTAGAAGTAGTAAATCCACTTGACATAGATTTTGATAAAGACCCAGATGTTCAGTTTGTAGAAGACGGTGACTGGGTAGTTAGAAGAAAATATATGCATCCGTCTACTGTCATTGACATGTTCTATGATGAGCTAGATGAAAAAGAAATTAAATTAATTGATTCTTTAGCTATTCAAGGTCCAGCTATTAACTCTAACTCTAACGTTTATTACGATAGAAGTGTAGGGTTTAAACAATGGTCTAGATTAATAGAAGTAATGCACGTTGTTTGGAAGTCAAGGAAGAAAATCGGTTTTGTCGATTTTGTAGACGAAATGGGTATGACTCAAACTTTAGAAGTAGATGAAACTTATACTCCAGAAAAAGGACAGAAAATAGAATGGTATTGGGTTAATGAAGTATGGGAAGGTTATAAATTAGGTACTGCATTATATAAAAGAATGCGTCCTGTACCAACACAAAGAGGTAGTTTAGATAATCCATCAAAATGTAAGTTACCTTATAATGGTAGGATTATGTCTAACATTAACTCAAAGAGTGTATCTTTAGTTTCAAGAGGTATTCCTTTCCAGGTATTATATAATGCTACATTCCATCGTCTTAAATTAGCTATGGCTAAAATGAAAGATGATATGGCTTTAATTGACATTAACTGGAAACCTCAAGGTTGGAGCATGGATAAATGGTTATTATATGCTGATCAGGTAAGTATGATGTTTGTTGACTATTCAAAAGATACTGTTAAAATGAATGCTACCCATCAAACTAGATTACAATTAGCATCACAGACTATTAAGATGTATATTGATCTTTTAGGTTTCATCAAATCAGAATGGGATGAGGTATGTGGTATCTCTAAACAAAGAGAAGGTCAGATTTCATCATCAGAAACTGTAGGTGGAGTTGAAAGATCTGTATTACAATCATCACTTATTACAGAAATGTATTTTACTAAATTTGATGAATTTAGAAAACGTGAGTACGAAGGAATTATAGATTATTCTAAATTAGCTTGGATTAACGGTAAAGCAGCTACGTTTGTTATGCCTAATTCTACTGATGTAATTTATATGGATATGGATGTACTTACTCACATGGAAACTGAATATGGTATTGCTGTATCTGATAGTAACAGGGAACAAGAAAGATTACAATTAATTCATTCTTTGACTCAACCTATGTTGCAAAATGGTACTCCAGCTTCTGCTGTAGTTGATGCTTTAGATGTTAATACAATTGCTGAAGCTAAAACTAAATTAAAAGTTGCTGAAAAGAAATTACAAGAATATCAACAAGCACAACAACAAAGTCAGAACCAAGCTGCTATACAATTAGAAGATAAGAAACAAGAAGCTTTACATCTTCAACAACAATATGTATTAGAGCAAATTGACAGAAAAGGTATGTGGGATATTAAACGTACTGAACTTACAGCTTTAGCTATTGATGAAGGTCCTAATGCAGATACTATTTTAGATCAAGCTAAATTATCTCTTGAACAAACTAAATTGGCTACCACTACTAATTTAAAAATGCAGGAAATGCAAGCTAATCAGTTTAATGATAATAAGAGAATGGATCATGAAAAAGAAATGAAAGCAGCTGAAATGAAGATGAAAGAAATGGAAATTAAATCACGTGAGAAAACTGCAGCTAAAAAGCCATCAAGTAAGTGATATACAATTAAAGAACGAAATCTATAAATAAAGTTATTAAATAACATTTTAAATTTGTAATTGAATATGAGTAATGAAAAAGAAGCAGGATTTGAGGAATTAGAGTTTGACTTAACTAAAGTCGGAGAATCAACTCAAACAGAAACCACAAAAGATATTGTGGTAGATGATGTGGAACCAACACCACAACCTGAAAAGAAAAAAGTTGGAAAGGAAAAAAAGGTTGAACCTGTAGATGACATTTTAGAACCAGAACCTGAGCCTAAAAAAACATCTAAAAAACAACCTGATCCAGAACCAGAACCTGAAGAAGAATTAAACTTAGAAGGTGAAGGATCTGAATCAACGCTCTTTGAAACATTAGCAGAAAAATTAGGTTATCAATTCGATGAAGATGAAACTTATGAAGAAACAGAGGATGGACTTGCACAGTTTATTACCAATGCTTCGGATAAAGTTGCTGACGCAAAATTGAATGGATACTTTGAATCTCTTCCTCCAATTGCAGGAGAATTTTTTGATTATCTTCAAATGCTAGGTGACGATGCAACAGAAGAAAACATTAAACAATTCTTTACTACAGCTAATCCAGAAGTTGACTTTTCAACTATTGATTTGAAAGATGAATCAGTACAAAAATCTGTAATGAGAACATTATACAGAGAAATGGATTACACGGATGAAGAAATTAAAGAGTCTTTAGAAGATTTAGAAATCTCTGGTACTTTAGCAAAACAAGCACAAATTGCAGCAGGTAAACTTACTAAAATGCAAGATCGTCAACGTGCTGTATTGTTAGAACAACAAAGAGCAGCTGATATTCAAAGAAGACAACAATTGCAAAGATTTTGGGGTGAAGTTGATACTACTATTAAAAAAGGTAGAGTACAAAACTTTAACATTCCAACTACTGAGCAAAGAGCAATAATGGACTATATGTCTAGACCAACTAAAAACAATGCTTCACAAATGCAAGAAGATTTAAAAAATCTTAGTGTAGAAGACAGAGTTGCTTTAGCTATATTCTTAAAAAATAAAGGTAACTTAAATAAATACATATCAACTGCTGCTGCAAGTCAGAAAGCTTCAACTTTAAGGGATAAACTTAAAGGAGTAACACCAAAGATGAAAAGTGGTGGAGGCTATTCAAGTTCAGCAGAAGATGATATTGATTTCTCAATTAAATAAACAATTCTCTAAAAAAACAACAAATAAACTATGGCACAATTTTTAATGGATCAAGTGTGGAATGAAAGCATGAAAAGTAATGATGCTTCTTTCTCTCGTCTGATTAATGCACAGCCTGACAAAATCGCACCAGTTCTTACTCGTATGATGGGTAATGAATCTTCTCGTTTTCCTTTAATGTACCTTTCAGAAGGTATGAACGCTATTCAAGAAATTGATGGTGACGAATACGAGTATGATGTAATTGGACGTTTGTTCAAGGCAGTATCTCTTCAATCACCTCCTTCAGGTTCTTATGCAGCTAACTTCGGTATTGGTTACTCAGAAGCTACTTTGTATTTTGCTGAAGGTATTTTCCCTGTAGGTTACACTATCTTGTCACCTCAAGGTTACCAATTACGTATTACTAACCGTATTCAAACTAACGGTCAATGGGCTTACAGTGTAAGATTAGTTGCTAAAAATGCATCTGAATTTTTACCTGCAAGTGAAGTTGCTGCTGGTTCATTGTATGCATTGGGTTGGAACTCGGTAGCTTCATTTGGATCTTTTGGTAGCTTGTCTACTTCAACTGCTCCAGTTAAAGTTCGTGGTGACGTAGGTACTATTCGTAAAGGTTATGCTTACGAAGGTAACATCAAATATCGTAAAGCTAAAACTGTACAGTTAGACACCAAAGGTGGAGGTAACCGTGAAATGTATTGGCCTTACGAAGAATACCAACACAATTTAAGTTTCCGTGTAGAATGTGAAACTAACTACTGGTATTCTAAATCAAATCGTGATGCTTATGGTGTTATCAACGAACGTGATGAACAAGGTAATCCAATTGTACGTGGATCTGGTTTGTTCGAACAAATCACTAACAAAGATACCTATGGTGCATTAACAGCTGATAAAATTGATCAAACCATTCGTGACGTATTTTATGGTATGTCAGATGCTGAAAATAAAGTTATCACTTTGTTCACAGGTATTGGTGGTCGTTTAATGTTTGACCAAGCTATGAAAAATGAACTTAGTTCTAAACAGTACATCAAATTATCAGATAACAAATTCGTTACTGGTGATGGATACAATTTGGGATTAGGTGGATACTTTGATACTTATCAACACGTTGATGGTTACAAGGTGATTATCAAAACTGCTTCTATTTTTGATAACGGTCCTCAAGCTTTGGCTTCTCCTAAACACCCTAACTACCCTAACCTTCCATTGGAATCTTTCCGTATGGCATTTGTAGATACATCTACTTATGATGGTATGAGTAACTTGTCTATGGTTTCTAAGAAAGGCCGTGCAATGTTACGTGGTATGGTAAAAGGTATTAACGAAGCACCATCAGGAACTGACTTTACTGCTAACGATATCATTGCAACTGATAAAGATGGTAGTTCAGTACACTTCTTGAAAGCTGGACAAGTTGTTCTTAGAAGATTTAACACTTCTATCGACTTAGCTTGTACTGCTGGTTTGTAGTAATATTACGATTAAGGGTAGTTGAAATACACTACCCTTAATTTTTTAAATTAAAAAAATTGATTAATAGAATAAAGACATGGAAAAAAAGATTAAAATTCACAGAAAAGAAGTCCGTAGACACGGAGTACATCTTTCTTTAACACAAGAAAGAACAGCTACTTTAGGTAGTTATTTGACAAGAAGTGGTTCAGTAGGAACAGGTTTAACATTTGATGAAGTCAAAAAATGGATGCCATCAATTATTGGAGTAGAACCTACAGACCCTAAATTTAGATTGGAAGTTGAAAAGTATTTTAACAACATTGCAATCCCTATTCCTTACGAAGGAAAGTTATTGAACATTGGATTTGATGAAGAATTAAATGAGCCTTATGACCTCATGGATTACATTAAATACAAGTTTGCAATGTCTCATCCTTTAGTGGCAGAGAATAAAATAACTTCAGATTCAACACAAACTAAGATGTATTACATTGAAGATGAGCAATTAGAGTTAGACAACAGAAGCAAAAAGCTTATGACTAAAACTAAAGCTGTGTTGGAATTTGCTAAATTACTTGAAGACGAAGTAAAACAAGATTGGGTATTAAGAAGATTAACAGTAGAAATGCCAGAACTTGGTTCAGTTACTTCTCTTTCAAATCTGAAAAAACAAGAAAAAGATTTGAAAATGGAAGAAGCTTACGAAAAGAAACCTGGTTTATTACTAGAAATCGTATCTGATCCAGATCTTGAATACAAAGCACAAATAGCTTCATTTGTAGAAGCTAAAATAATTCAAAAAGTAGGTAATAACTATATCTATGGTTCTGAGCCACTTGGAGAATTAAACCAAACAATTGCATACTTAAAGAGTCCTAATAACTCTGAATCTTATGCTATTATGTTGGCAAAATTGAAACAATTAGACCTTGGTATGAAAACTAAGGAAGTTAAAAAAGCTAAATAAAAACAGGGGGTTAATAGCCCCCTACTTTTAAAAATATGAATATAACACAAATGCATACAGAGATTCAAGCTGAGATGAATAAAATGAATTCATTTTTGTTTGATACCTTTTCTCGTCAAGAAGTTGACATTGCTATTAATAGGAGTATTCTAAGATTTTTAAACCAAAAATATTCATCTAAATCTAATCTTATGAAGAGAGGATTTGAGATGAGTCAAAAACGTATTGACGACTTACGTGCACTTGTCGTATCTAATTATATTGGAAAAGCAACTATTCCTCCAAGTACAGATCCAGATGTAAATGAAAAAGTTAATTTTGAATTACCTGGAAATTATTACCATGCTGTAGCTGCTAGATTTAGAGTAGCTCATAATCAATGTGGTAGTATTGTACCTACAGCAACTACACAGTTGTATAACTACGCTGTATTAAATATGAGTGATTTTCCTTCTAATACTGATATAGGAACAATTAAAATAACTGAAACAGAGGATACTAATATTACAGTAGAGTTTCCTGCTGCAGGTGTAAATTATTCTTTTCCTGAAGATACTAGTTTAATAGCTAGTATTTTAATGCAAAAGTTAACTAAAGCATTTGCTAATTATCCGTTAATAGAATTTTTCTGGGAATCGTATAAAGATCTTTATTTCCAAAATTCTATTATAATTTTAATTAAAGAAACAAATCCTTCTTATGTTTTTGAGTACGAGTATAAGTTATTAGATGAAACTGAAGAAGGGCCTACAGAATTAACTAATGAAGAATATAATATTTCTTTTTATAGTAATGGAACAACTTTAACTACTTCTGGTAAATTAACACAAGAAGATGATATCTATGCAATGCAGGCTGATCCGTTTAATAAAACATCGGCTGAGTTTCCATTGTATTTTTTCTCAGAAAATCATTTTAATATTTACTATCAAAAAACAGGAAATTTTAATTTTGTTGTAACTGATGTAATTTTATCTTATATTCGTAAACCAAATGTTGTGTCTTATTATCTAGAACAAGATTGTGATTTACCAGACGCTACTCATCAAGAAATTGTTAGCATGTCAGCTAATTATTTACTTGAGGTAACACAAGCTGGTGATAGATTTAAAACTCAAACAGAAATGGTACTAACTAATGAATAAATTTTTCTTAATTAATAACAAATAAATAAAAAACAAAATGTCTAAAACCGTTTTAATCGCAAACGTAGATGCTCTTGGTACTGCTACTTTACCTCAAAACTTATCTGATGGTCAAATTGGTATGTATTCAATTGCCGCAAATGGTGCACTTACCGTATTAACTGGTTCTCCTACTTCAGGTCAACTTGCATTACCTTTAATGGTAGCTGTAGGTGGCCTAAGTGGCAATCCACGTACACTTATTTTCCAGCCTAAAAATTCTAATTTTGGAGCTGTTCCTTATTTAGTAGGAGCTACTCAAGCAACTGTTGCTCCTGTACCTAATGTTGATATTGTAGGTTACACTGGTGCAAGTGGTGATAATAGTACTATTCTTGCCAACCTTGCTGGTACTTACAATTTAACTGCAACTAACACTAGTAAAACTGCTCCTCCATTACCTTTTAATTTTGCTTCTTTATCTTATACTACAAATGCTGCTGCAACTCCAGCTGCTGTAGCTTTAGATTGGACTAGAGCAATTAATTCTAAAACTTTAAATTCTTCATTACAACCTTATGACAGATTTGTAATGGCTCAAGTATTACTTAATACTGCTGCTGGTGGTGGTACTCCTGGTGCTGAAACTGCAATTACTACTAATGGTAGTACTATAGTAACTACAAGTGCTACTTTAGGAGCAACAAATTACGCAGCAGGTAATTATATTAGATTTGGACCTGCAGGTGCAACTAATACTACAACTCCAGTTTACAAAATTGCAAGTTTTGATTCAACAACTCAAATTACTTTAACCACTCCATTTGTAGACCCATCATTAGCTATAGGTGCTACAACTACTTTTACAGGTAGTGCAACTACTGCTAATTCTCAAATTACTTACATTGCTGCTGCTAGTGTAACAAGTTCAACTCTTGCAGGTGTAAGATTGACTAGTTTTGGTAACTGGTTTAACGGTTCTGCTTTTAAAGAAAAGTATCCTAACTATTCAATTGCTGCTGGTGTAAGTGGTACAGGTCCTATTGGAACTCCTATTGTTCATAATGGTGTAACTGCTCAATCATATAGCACAGGTCTTACTATTTCTAGTGGTGTTGCCAAAGTAGGTTATGGTCAAGGATGGCAAGCACAAAAACAAGAATTTGAATCACAAGGTTATATTGGAAATACTAATAGAAGTTTCTTACCTTATCCTGTAGAATATTATGCTTCTGCAACTGCTACTTATTCAGGTTTTACTGTTAAATACAAATCTTCTCCAATTGATGCTGCAAATGCAGGTTATGGAAGAGAAGAAGACCATGAATTAATTGTTTTTGGTTTAACAGGAAGTTTAACTGGATTTGCTGCTGTAAGAACTGGTTTAGCCGCTTATATAGCTTAATCTTAACTTAAACAATTAAATAAATTAGGGAAGTATAAAAATACTTCCCTTTTTTATTATATTTGTAGATAATATTTAAAATATGGCTTTAATAACGAAATTAAAAACCATAGTAGCTTCTGATTATAAATCCGTAGTATCATCTGACACTACTGGAACAGGAATTACTGGATACGGTAATAATCAAGATCCTGCAGGTTATAGAGAAGCAAATGGTGTCGGTACTGATATATTAGGAGGAAGATTAATATTTACTTCTCCTTCTTTAGCTGAATATCCGTTTAATCTTACTCCATTTGATTGTTATACAGATATATTATCAGCTCAAACTTGGACTACTCTTAATACTAATTTAGGAGAAGCGGCTACAGATGACCCTATTGAAGATGGTGTATGGAAATCAGAATATATTACATTTTTTGCTAACCCTTCAGGAGTGTCTATTACTTTAGACAGTACTAATGGTTATGCAACTTATACTGCTCCTACTGATTATTTAAAATTTGCTAATACAGGTTATTTATATATAGCTACAACTTTTGGAGGATCTTTTGATGCTACAAAATTGTTTCCAATAACTACTCCTGTAACAATGAGTTCAAATAAAATTTATTTATCTGGGCTTGATTTAAGTGGCGTTAAAACCTATACTGAATACAGAGTAGGATATTCAGCTGTTAAATATTTTGTTTCAGCTAGAGCTATTAGACATTGTTTAGATGAAAAGATAGCTGCATTACCTAATTCAAATTGTCCTTGTAAAGAAAAACAGGTAAACAAATTAATGAACATGTGTATGCTTTATGATGGAATGATGATTAATGCAGAAAATGGTAACCCTACTAAAGCTCAATATATTTTTGATATCTTAACCAATTACTGTACAGATTCAGATTGTAAATGCAATGACTAACGAACAAAATCAAATAGTAATAGAAAACATTAATTTAGTACTGCAAAAGATAAGTAATATCTATGCTAATAAATTAGTGTTTGGTTTTATCAACGGTTGCTGTGATTGTTGTGAAGGAAAATTATTGTATCTTTACAAACGTGTTCTTCAAGAAAGAACTTTTGACGAAAATGAATTTCTTACTGAAGATCAGTACAATGCTATTTATATTAATGTTCAACAAATAACTAAAAAATACTAAAATTATGTCAGGTTTTTCAAAATTAGAAAGTTTAATGGATTCGTTGTTAAGTACTTCAAGACTTTCAACTTTTCTTAGAGCAGCTTCGTTAGGACAAGGTTCACCTAATTTAATCCTTAATACTACAAATCTTACAACAGGTAACTGGACTGCAGTTCAAATATTATCTCCTACAGGTACTATTGCTTCAATGACATTAGATGGAGTTACAAATGTTACTTCATTAAGTACTATTACTTTAAATCAAGGAGTAATTATATATGGTCAAATTACTAGTATAACTCTTGGAGGTAGTACTACAGTAAGACTATATGGTGGAATCAATACAACTATATAATTATGCCAAAATTAGGATTAGGGTTAGGTATTGATAATACAATTAGTTTATCTGCAGCATTTACTACAGAATATCAGGCTATTTTAGCAAGAGGAACAGCTCTTGGATATACTTTACCAAGTGCTGATACACAAATTAAACAAAATCAATTAGTTTTTAATTTAAAAGCAGCAGGAACTTGGGATAAATTAGATGTATTATATATCTATGGTAATGGAGCTGCAAGTAGTAATTTTGCTTTAATAAATTGGAAAAACCCTAATGTTTCTTTATCTACAATTACAGGTAGTTTAACTTTTGGTAATCTTGGATTTACAGGTGCTGCAAGTAGTTATATAGATACAAATTATAATCCTGTTACAAACGGAGTAAAATATAAAACAGATAGTGCTTCTGCTGGTATTTGGAAGTTTTTAAACAATAATACTGCAACAAAGTTTATGTACGGAAACTCAGGATCGTTTAATAATACTCCAGGTGATAGTGGAGCATCAGCAGCTGTAAGAATTATGACATTTAATACTTTTGTTGGTGCAGTGCAAACAGGTGTAAATAATCAAGCTACTGGATTATTGATTGCTAATAAATTAAATAACACTGGATCACCTACAGTTAGAGGTACTAATAATTTTGCTTTTTATTCTGGAGGAGCATATCAAATTAGAGATACTGAAAACGAAGCTTTAACATCAGGTAATTATAGTGTTTTTGCTTATGCTCCAATAGCAGGAGCATTGCCTAGTACATATTTAGGAGGTATTGGAAGTTTTTTTGCAGGTGAAAGTTTTACTAGTGACCAATCACTTGGATTTGATGCTGCAATGACTATTTATTTTAATTCGTTATAATGATGGTAAAAGTAACAGGTAAAAACTCGGCAATAAAAAAGACATCTTTTGGAAGAAAAAAAGAAGGTGTCCAGAAGAAAAAAAGAAATAAACATGAATCGGTAAAAGAATACCGTGGTCAAGGCAAATAATAAAACGTAAATATAACTATGACACATGAATTAAAATCTGAATTTGGAGTTGCTTTGGTTAGCTGGGTTTTCTTGCTAATCAGTAAAATGGCTCATTTTTTACCTGAACTTCAGGTATTTGCCGTTTTCTTGGCAATTGTAAGTTCTCTTATTAGTATCATCTTAGGACTACCCAAAGTAATTACCCTAATTAAAAGATTCTTAAAATGAAAAAGTACAGCTATGGCTTAAATCAGTTCTTTAAACCCACACCTAAAAATATTGCTAGGTTTGGGTTAGCTTTATTTACAACCTGTTCAGCAGCTGCTGGTACATTTGTATATTTTGAACAAGAAAAAGTAGCCATGGTTATAGGTATTATCGGAGTAATTGGTATGTTTCTATCTAATTTTTTTGGCAACGGAAATACAGGTAAACAAGAGAATATATGAAAATAAGTAAACATATTAGCTATGAAGAAGCTACATTATCTCCTACTGCTATAAGAAATGGTATAAGTAATCAACCAAATGAAGAGCAGTTGCATAATATGCAGCAATTAGCTGAGAATATATTTGAACCATTGAGGAAAATGTATGGAAAACCAATCAAGGTGAATTCATTTTTCAGGTCAGAAGAATTGAATCAACTTGTTAAAGGCCAAAAAGGAAGTCAACATACAAAAGGTCAAGCTATTGATATTACTGGTAAAAATAAAGAAGAGAATAAAAAGTTGTTTGAATTGGCAAAGACTTTGGATTATGATCAATTGATTAATGAGTACGATTTTTCATGGATACATATCTCATATAAATCTGCAGGAAATAGAAAACAAGTTTTAGTGATAAAATGATTAAATAAAAATAAATAGCATGAAAGAGTTAATCGTAATTTTCAGTATTTTTGTAGCATTATTAATTGCCTACTTAGAGTATGATAGTCATGAACAAATTAAGAAAATTAACGAAAAACGTAAAGCTGTTTCTAAAAAGAAAACTAAACAATCTAATCAGTAATACCGATGATATATGTAATTGTCTTTGTTGTTCTAAAAGCCGTGATGGATTCGATTTCTCATCATGATAGTTTTAAAAAACTAGGTTGTCATAAGTTCTTTTGGAGAGAAACTGCAGAAGGACCTAAACGTACGTTTCTGCAAAAGTACTTTCCAATGTTTTATGACATGTGGCATTTATCTACTACATTGCAGGTATTAATGGTAGCTTGGTTAGCTTCAGGTACTATAGTAGGAACGTTATTATTATACACTATAGGCAATATAGTATTCATTGCTGTTTATGAAGGACTAAGATGAGATATTTAATTTTTATATTATTTTTAATAACCTCTTGCACAGCAGAGTGGCATTTAAAACAAGCAATAAAGAAAAACCCTAAATACGGTGACAGCACATATAAAACAGTTATTTTTAAAAAAGATACTCTTATTAAGATATACGATACTATACCTGGTGATAGTAGTTTTCAATTTACCTTATTTTATCGTGATTCCTTCAACAAGGTATTTAGTGATAGCTTTACGACTGTATATCAGTCAATTGATAGCCTTAATAAAGTCAAAACTACGGTTGTTAGGAGGCCCATTTATGTACGTGATTCTATTCTGGTTAACATTGTAGATACTGTAAAGATAGACGTTCCTAAAACTATTGAGATAAAACAAGGATACCCTGTATGGTATTTTTGGGTATTAATTGCTATCTTTGTATTGGTATTATGGCTGACATTAAAGAAGTAAACAACTTTCTTTGGGTTACAACTCCTCATGGTCACGGACAAGTTCTATTTTTAATAGATTACGGCCCACATGAAAATTTGATATTTGTTGTAGCTTTAGAGGAAGATGGATCTATAAAACATTACAATAGTAATAATGTAAAGTTATGCCATAATCATACATTTTTTAAAACAGATAGAAATGACAAAAAATGAGATAGTCTATAATTTACTGAACTTAATGTCGGCTGGACGTATTAATGACGACTTTGCACCTTCAGTATCACAGTTATCGTTTATTATAGACTATAAACGTGCTCAATATATACGTCAAGATCAAAATAAAAACTATTTTGACAACGATCTATTTTATCAAGATTTAGGTTGTATTCCATTAATTAAAGTAGATAAAGCTGAATGTTGTGAATTTAATGTGGATTGTGACATTCTTAGAACTGAATTTACTATTCCTAAAACTATTAGATTCAAAGAAAGATATGCTTTAAAAGTATCTGCTATAGATAGACAATCTAGATTCAGTTTAATTCTTCCTGAAAGAAGTCCATTTTATTCAGAAAGAAAATATCCTGGAATGACATTACCGTTTTATTTTTTAAACGATTATCTTTATTTTCCGACTACCTTGGATCTTAAAGTAATTAATGTTAGGGCAATTTTAGAAGAACCAGAAGATGCAAGGACTTTTACTTGTGATGACGGTTTATGTTACACTGACAATTCAGATTACCCGTTGACAGCAGATTTGCTAGATTTGATTACAAAAGATATATTAGGAACAGAATTGAAATTCTTATTAGGAACAACTGAAGATAAAGAAAATGACGCAGTGTCACACAACAACAACATTAACCAACAGTCATAATTGGTATAATGCTAATTATGAAAAACAGATTCCTTTTAAACTGTATAAAAAGATAATCCTTGAATTAAACAACTACGTTGTGGATTATCTTCTTTTAGGAGGAAACCGTAAATTTAAAGTGCCTTTTCATCTAGGTGAAATTCAGGTACTTAGGTTTGACAGATCTTTTAAGGTTAAAAATGACCGTTTAATAGCACCTGTAAATTGGGGTCAAACTAAGAAGTTAAGAAAAGAAGGTAAATTAGACGATAACAAGTTTATATACTATACCGATAAATATTACGTAGGGTTTCATTGGAATAAGAAAAATTGTAATATAAAAGGTAGCACTATGTATAAGTTTGATTCTTCTAGGACAAATGGTACTAAATGTAAATCTGGAGCTAAGAATAAACTTACTGAACGACTTAAATCGGATTCTGAATATTATCTAAGATTTGATAAAATTCCAGTATCTTTGTAATACAAAGCTAAAAACATGAATTATAGATCAGTTTCTTGTAAAAGAATAATAAACAGAGCTTTTGGAGCATACGGTACTTTGCTATCTCAGCATTCTGATAGACTTATTGGAGAAGCTGTTGATTGGATTGGAGATGCACTTGAAGCTATTGGTTGTACAGAACAGTTATTAGATAAAACTGCATTTCTAACTATTAAAAATGGTAAAGCCGTAATACCATGTGATTTATATTTAATTAAATCGGTAGCATATAAAAGCACTTTTTTAAGATATGGATCTCAAACTTTTAACTACGACATGCATTGTGACGATTGTATTAATACATCTATTTTGCATACAGATTATAGCTACACTGTTAATCCTAACTATATCAATACCAATGTGCCTGATGATGAGATTATATGTGTATCTTATCAAGCTTTTCCTGTTGATGAAGAAGGGTTTCCTTTAATTCCAGACAAAGAAGCAGTAACTCAATGTTTATTTTGGAAGTTAACTTACATGTTAATGTTAGGAGGTTTTGAACATCCTAATAGAGAAATGACTTTAAGTTATGCTGAAAACCATTACATGAGATACAGAGGACAAGCTGAAAACTTATTGGCTATGTTTGACATTCCAAGAATGGAATCATTTAAGAATCAATGGGTTAGACTTATTCCTAATATTTCTACAGCAAGAGATTTCTTCTATTCAGATTCAATTGGTGAACACTTTATTAATTTAAGATATAATAGATAATGCAGCCTTTTTTATTAAATACAGATGGTGATCCACAAAATCAACCTGATAAAACATCAAGGTTGAATATTAATGTAAACATTAATTCAGAAGTTGGAAGTATTACTAATGAAGACGGTAATTATCCACTTTTTAATTATCCTACGTTAATAACTCCAGGTGCTACATGCATTGGTAAAATTCCACTTAGCAATGGTTCTGTGGTATTATTTTCTGTAATTGAAGGGGAATCTAAATTTTATGACCCTAATGATCCAACTACACAACTTGTAGGTAGATTTTGTAGAGGAGAAATTGGAGTAATATCATCAGACAATTCTTACAGAGTATTAATTAGAGACAAAGTAGGAGTTACTGATTTTAATTGGAATCTTAATACACAAATACAAGGTAGTTATAAAATTAACTCGGATAATACATTTTCCGTTTATTGGGTAGATTTTAGAAACCCATTAAGATATATAAATGTTGATATTCCAGAACCTGTTGTAGATCTTAACTTTCAATGTACAGACATTGATGAGTTTAATAAATTATACGTTTTAAAACCTTTTGAACAATTTAAGATTAATTTAGATTCAGTTCAAAATGGAGGTAACTTAAAATCAGGAGTTTACTACGTATTAGCATCTTATGCAGATGAGAATTTTAATGAAACTAACCTTTCATTTCCATCTAACCCTATTTCTATAGTTAATGAGTTAACTCCATTTCCTCTTGAAAACTATGATGGATGCCCACCAAATACCTTAACAGGTAAAAGTTTTACTATTAGTTTTAGTTCAGACATTAATTTTCCTAATGTAAAATTATACGTTATAACTAAAATTAATCAAGTTTTAGCTGCTTATGATTTAGGGTATTTTCCTAATACAACTGGAACTTTTACTAGAGAAATTATATCTTTAGATAATGCAGCTACAACAAGTACAGATATTTTAATTAATAAAATTACTTGGGTAGCTAAAACTATTACTCAATTAGACAATAGATTATATATTGGTAATTTAAAAGAACAATTAAAAACTAATCTTCAACCTTGGATTAACAATATTCAAGTAGAACCTTATATTGAAATTCAAGATAGAAGTGTTTTTAATACTTCATTTCACTCAGAAACTGCAATCTTTACTAAACGTTGTTTTCAATATGATGAGGTATATGCTCTTTATGCTACATTAGTTTATAAAGATGGTACGGAAAGTGAAGCATTTCATATTCCAGGCCGTCAAGCTGAAAGAGTTAGTTATGATGGAACTGCTTCTGCACCTGATATTACAGGTGGAGTAATAGCACGTGATTCAGCTGGAATAAGACTTAGGTTTGATGAAGATGAAAGACTTGATACAATTCAAGCTACTTACAGATTAAATGAAGATGAAGGATTTTCTAGTAGTTTAACTGATATTTCTAATGAAGGGGGCACCTTTAATACTACTACGTTGCAATTAATTTATAACGTAAATGCAGCTAATGGTAGTGGTTTAGCTACTAATGATATTGCTTTATTAAAACAATATGATCTAGCAGGTACAGAATCGTATTATTACGTAAAAGTGTTAAGTACTGATATAACAGGTACAGCCCCACTTTTTACATACACTCATACTGTAGAAGCAGTTAAATATGTAAATGGTGCTAATTTAGGAGTTATAACTTTATGGAATATTTCATCAGGTTATAATTTACCTGGTATTTTTTACGTACCTCCTATTATAGATGATTACGTAACTAACGGATTAACTTCTACTGATATTTCACCTGCTGGAGAAATATATAGTATTAATTCTGACTCTAAAGTATTTCATGCTTTTGATTGTGGAGAAGGTAATCTTTTATCACTTCCTTTAAAATTAGGGTTTTGGGAAAATGCTGATGAAACTTATGACAACACTACTGATTGGGATGTAAAAAATTCAAGTGGTAGTAATACAGCTTCTTTTAAAAATCAAAAAATTAGACATCATAAAATGCCTGGTCCTGAAAACATTCAGCAATCAGCTCAAATTTATCAAACAGCTAATTTAGGATTAAAGATTTCTAATATAATTTTACCTGCAGAACTTGAAAATGAAATAGATAAAATTAAAATATATTACGCTAAAAGAACTAATTTAAATAGGAGTGTTTTAGGACAATCATTAATAATACATGATTTTTATTTAACTTATGATGGACAAGATAGACTTGAAGAAGGTGTATTTAGTTTATCGTTTAATAATTCAATGGAGTTTTATTCTGATTACTCTCCTTCAGTTAGTAGATTTATGTATAGACGGTTAAATAGATTTAGAATGAGTCCTTTTGATATTTCTTCTTCTAATTTAGATGTATCTTCAGCTACACATTTTAAAGCATTTAAAAATGTATCTACACAATTAGATTATTGGGGATCTGTAGGAACTTCAGCTTGGAATAATAATATAGGTAATGATCCTAGAGCAGCAGATGCTAGATTTTATTGTTTTGAAGAATCAGTAGCTGATCAGAAAAAATCTTCTTACATTAGAAGATTTACTAATGCTAAATTAACTGAAAGCTTACCTATATATAATCCAGATTCTACTTGGACTACAGGTAGTGGACATCATCCCCCTAATGCAGGTTTATTAGATTTTACTTATGATACAACTCATTATCTTGGAGAAACTTGTGTAAGTATAGAAACGGCAAATAACATAGAAGCAAATTGTTATACTGGTAATCAACAATTAAATTTTACACTTCCTTCAGAAGATCCTTATGATTCTTCTATTTTAAAAGGTAATATTTGTTCATTAAAACCAAATATGTATCCTAGTTATTATACTCAAGAATTAGTAGATACTGGATACATTGAAACATTAGACGCATCTGCTTTTAGTACAGGATTTGATCCATCAAGTCATTTTTATGGTGGAGATACATTTCAATCATTAGATTCTTACAGATCTGCTAGTGATTTAGTATATGCTTATAATCAAGGATATTTTACACCTAGTACTATTTATACTTCTATGCAGTTTATTACTTTGTATTCAGCATATTTAGAAACAGTTTCAAATGTTAATTATAAACATCAAGGAACAGGTACTTACGATATTTACTATCCTAAATCTGATTATGTTTCAGTTTTAAGAGTACCTTTATTACCTAACGGTTTTGCTAACTACTACGGTTATAATAGAGATTACACTTCAGTTAACGATTTACGTGCTCCTATTATTCATTCATTTTTATCTACTAAAATAGACAGTTTTCCTACCAGAATAGCTAGATCTGCAGTAGACAATCCAGAATCTGTACAAGATAATCTTAGGATTTTCTTACCTAATGAATATACGGATGTAGAAAAATCTAAAGGTGAAATTAATAACATTACTAATTTTGGTAACGCTTTAGTTATTCAACATAGCCATACTTTAAAAAGAACAGCTACTAAAGATAGGATGAAAACAGATTCTTCTGAAGCTTATTTAGGTGCAGGAGATTTATTTGACTATCCAGCTAAAGATGTTATTTTAACTGATACTGGTTATGCAGGATTAAAACATCAGTTTTCTTCTATTACCAACCAATACGGGGTATTTTATGTTGACGTAAATTCAGCAAGTATTATACTTTACGGAGAAAAAGTTTCAGCTATTTCGAATAATGGTGTTAAAATATTTTCTTTAACTAACATTAAATTAAATTTTGAAAATTATTTAAGAGATCGGATTTTTACTTTAACCAGTAATTATGTTTCAGGATCTACTTATATTCAAGGTTCTTCTGTTGTCTATAATAATGCTATTTATTTATCACTTGTAAATGCCAATACAGCTAATCCTACTAATTCAGACAATTGGCTTAAAATATATAATTACGATGGTTTTTATTTTGATGGTCAAGATTCTATATTTTATGGTTACATATCTGGATTTGATCCTTTATACAAAAGGTTTTTGTTGACTAAAAAAGATATTACTGTAACATCGACATTTACTACAAATTTCTATGGTTATTTTGATATTGATAATTTTGAAAATGATTGGGGTGTAGGAGCTTTGTTTATGTTTGAAGGAAAACTATATGCTAAAGCTGCAGGTGCAGGTACAGATATCGTACAATTTTATACTGACGGTACTACTTTATGTTATGGAAGTGAAATATATTTTAACAACCCTACATATTTTACAGAAGATAGATTTACTTTAGCTTATTATCCTGAATATGATGGTTTTGTAAGCTGGTATGAAAATTCTCAAGATACCTATTTTTCTAATCAATTGAAGTTTTGGTCTCAACACAATAAAGTAGCTTTTGAACAAAACAAGAAAGAGTATCCTTATTTATTAAGTTACGGTGGTAGCAAAGCATTAGAAAACATTACTGATTCTAGAGGCACGTTAACTATTGAACCTATTATAAACGGTAAAGAAGTTAGCAGATTAATGTCTGTACAATGGAAAACTAAAGCTTTAGACATTGCAAGTAATGAAGAAGTGCTACAAACATTTGATTCTTTACAAGCTTATGATAGTTATCAAATAAGTAAAATCTCAAATATCGTTAATCAAAGTAATTCTAGAAACGTAGAAGGTTATTGGTCTAATAACGATTTTAGAGATTATACTTTAAACAATTCTACTAAAGTGGTCAATAATAATGTTTGGTACAGACCGTTTATAGATGCTAATATAGTTGTTAATAAACATTGGACTAAATTAAAACGTCTGGTAGATTACTGGTTTGGAATTAGATTTAAATATGTTTTGTCTAAAGAAACACCATTAACTATAATGTCTTCTTCTTATATTGTACCAAATGATGTAGCTCAAGATAACATTAGTTCTACTTCAGATATAGTTTTAAATATAGCTGAAACAATAAATATAGGAGACGTTTTAAAATTTAGTTGTGATTTATTAGGACAAGATTTTGTAATTTATGGTGTTGTAATTTATGGAGGAGGTAGTAGTTACGGTATGAAATTTTATAATACTTTACCTTTTACTTCTGCAAGTTTAGGTACTAATACTACTATAACAGCAGCTAGCATTGTAACTAAAAAACCTAAATTAAATCTATTAGATATTTCAGGCATTAAAATTAAAAATATAAGATAATGGCAATTCTATTAAAAAAATCAACACCAAAAAGTACCCCAAGCATGTTTTTTGGCAAATTATTTCAAGCACGTGATATTTTACATACACGTCATTTACGTCCTACAAGTCCTGGCCAATTAGGATCTGGATGGGAACATAAGGTTTTAAACGATCTTTATGACGAATTATTGGATTTAACTGACGGATTAATTGAATCATGGCAAGGTAAATATGGTATAGTAGAAATCATTGTTCCTCAAAGTGAATACAATACCATAGTGACTTTTTTAGAAGAATTAGCTAAATTTGTAGAAGATAGCTATACTATGTTTCCAGATAGTTGGGTTCAAAATGAACTTGATACTATTCAAAAAGAAATATATGCTGCTTTATATAAACTTAAAAACTTGAAGTAATGGCTTGGTTAGAGAAATTTAAAGGTCCTAAATATCCTTCTACTACTGCACCACAAGATGCAACAAGGACTAATTATACACCTACTTTTCAAAAACCTAAAGATATTCTTCAAGGTAGAAATTTTGCTACGTCTCCTGAGCAGTATGAAATAAATTCTAAAACTGGTCAAACTACTGGTAGAGGTGGATTACAAGACGCAAGTCTTGAAGTACTAGATGCTATAGAAGCATTAAATATACCTTTAACTGTAGGTAAAGTTTTAGGTAAAGCCGCATTTAAAAAAACTGCTTCAAATTTATTAAAAAATAAAGCTTCAAATAATTTAGAAGAAATTAGAAATATTTATCATAATTCTGATAGATTATTAACTCGTCCTGAAAAAAGAATTTTAACAGAATTTGGAGCAGGGTTACCACAAAATTATGAACGTGCAGGTAATGCTTTAACTCAAATACCCGTTAGATCAGATATATATAACCTTAATATGTATAATCCAAATCTTTTAAAAAGACAAAGAACTGAAAATGTAAGAGATTTTATTAGTGATTTTGCAGATGATGTTCAAATACCTTATCCTGAACATTTACCGTTAGAACGTGCAAGAAATATTTACCATACTTCGGACGATAGATTAAATCTTGAAGAAGCAAATTTATTAAAATTACATGGGGTAGGTAATATTGATGATTATCCATCATCATTTAATAGCCTTCAAAATGCTTCTGATTATACAAGAAATAGACTTGCTGATAATAGTTATGCTAGAAATAGACTTGTAAATAGAAATATTAATGATTACGCTATTCAAAATATTCCTAGAAATATTGATAATTCTAGTAGAATACAAACTTTTTTAAATGGTTTAAGTTCACGTATAGCAAATCAACCTAGTTATAATAATGTTTTAATTCCAAGAACAGAAACTTTAGTAAAACCTGCATTAATTAATAAATCAGGGTTAACTAAAGAAGAACTATTAGAAAAAACATTATCTAAAAATAAAGATGTTGTTTCTAAAATGTCAGAAAATGAATTTAAAAATACAGTTTTAAAACCTAACGGAGATATTGTAAATTACATTCCAAATAATTCTTATAAATTAGATAATTTAACTGATTTAACTAATGAAGAATATATTGATTTATTTAATCAAAATGTAGATAAACTAAATGAAATAGTAGCTAAAAATAACAAATCAGGGGTACAATATAAAATAAAAGGATTACAAAAAGGATCAAACGAACATGGTTACTTAATTTTTGAAACACCAGAACAAACTTTAAAAAGAAATTTAACTCCTTCTCAACAACAACATTGGGATATGTATCATAATGATTATGATAATTATATTAATAATCATTTAGGATTAAAACAAGAAGACGGTAAATGGAGATTTACTACTGGAGATATAAGTTTAAATAATTCAAGATTTAATGAAAGACAACATGCTGAAGATGTATTAAAAGCTACTATATATCAAAAATTATCTCCTGAATATAAATTAGATGCAGGTACTTCTAATTGGGGAATTAGATTAAAACCTGGACAATGGAAAGGTGATGTAGAAGATATTGCTAATCAAAGTTATTTTCAACAAATACCTGGTTTAGAAATGACTAATACTACAGGAACTGTATTTGCAGATAGAACTCCAAGAAAAGGTACAAAAGCTTATGAATCTATAAATGAGTATCTTAAAGAATTAAATTTAGGTAGAGTAAAACCTGGTTTTAATTCTCAAACATCGTCTTCAAAAGGAGCATGGGAAAATTTTGTTAATTCAGGTAGAGCAGTTGGTTATTATGGTGATCCAAAAACTGTATATGGTGTAATGAAACCGTTTGGAGGCTATATATCAAACAATCCAAATTTAGATACTTATGCTAAAGGTGGAGTTGTATCTAATTTAAGGTCTCAATTAAATTTAAAACCTAAAGAAAAAGCAACATCTAATCATGTTATGCAGTTGTATGAAAATTTAAATTTAGGTAACTTTAATAAAGAAGTTAGTGATTATCTTACATCTATTAATGATGAAGAAGAATTATTAACTCATTTAAATAAATTTGATGAAGGTGGAATACAAGGTAGACCTTTGATATCTCAAAGACCTCCTCAATTTATGGCTAACCAAGTTCCTTTATATAGTACTGATAATAATACAGAAGTTGCTCCAGAAATGGCACCAAGTAGATTACCTGATCCAACTGTAGAAATGGTTGAACCTACTATTGCTGCTCCAATACCAACTGCTCCATCTGCAAAACCTGTAAAACAACCTTTACTAAATACTACTAGTGGTACTCATATTGCGGCACCATCTGCAGTTGATAAAAGAACTTTACCTAAAACAGTTAAACCTATTGTAGAGTCAGCACATAAAGTAGAAACTAAAATAGAATCTACACCTGTTAAACCTTTGCAAAAAAGTACTGTAACTAATATTACTAAATCTACTTCTAAATTACCTTCGGATGCTTTACAAGTATTAGAAGAAAAATCTAAAAATCCAGCTTGGGCAAGTTTTAAAGGTAAGTATAGTATTTATTCTAAAGAAAATAGTACGTTATATTTATTTGACAACAACCATAAATTAGTTGATCAAATTGTTGCAGGTAGAGGTATGGCTAAAGGTGATTTTCCTAATACAGCTGATGCACATAAATCGGCAAAAAGTAATAAATTAAAAGCTACTACTCCAGCTGGTTCTTATGCTATTTGGGAAGAAAGAAAAAACAGTCCAAAATCAGGTTACGGTAACAAAACTTATATATACGGTCAACCTAATGAAGCAGGTACAGCTACAGCTTTACATGATGCTTGGGGTAAAGGAAATGACGATGAAGAATATGCAAGAAGAATGGCTATTCTTAATGACCCTAAAATTAAACAAAAGTTATTTTCTTATGGCTGTATTAACATTCCAACTGGTTGGTTAGATAAAAATGACGCTAACATAAATGTAGGAGATAGTGTATTTATAACACCTGAACCTATGCAAACTAATTTATTAGGTAAAAGATGATAAATAAAATATTAAAAAAACACGGGTTAACTATGGATCAATTCCATAAAAAATACCCAACAGAAGAATCTTTTGCTGCTGCCCATCCAGAAGATTACAATGCATTGCATGAATACAAAAATGGTGGTATGATTAAAAGAGCAGATGGTAGTTATTCTCAACGTGGTCTTTGGGATAATATTCGTGCTAATCGTGGTTCTGGAAAGAAACCTACTAAACAAATGTTAGAACAAGAAGCTAAGATTAAAGCTCAACATGAAGAAGGAGGTTATATTACTGACGATTTATCTTTAGACAAAAATAATTATAGCACTAAACCACCTAAAAACTCTAAAAAAATAAAATTAAATACAGAAGTTATTAGGCCTAATTCTGATAATTTAAATTCATATACTAGTGTTAAAAATTCTCCTTATGGAGGTTCAAACATTTCTGCTAATTTAATCTCATGGTTAGATCCTACTGGAACAACAAATTATCCTGATTTAATTAAAACTATTGAAAATAAAGATTGGAATAATTTACCTATTGAAATATTAGGTAGTTTACCAATGGTAGGTAAATTTGGTCAAGGAATTAAAAGTTTAAAAACTACAAAAAATGTACCTATAGGAAGAGTATTACCTATTTTAGATGATATGCATGATGAAATGGATTCAACTTCAAATGAATACGGTGGTGGTGGTTATGTAGTTAAACGTTCAAGTGAACGTAAAGGTAAAACCCATGTCGTTATTGGTCCTGATGGCACTAAGAAATATTTTGGTGATAGTAATTTAGGTCAACATCCTAATGATCCAGAAAGAAAGAAAGCTTTCTATGCTAGACATAAACATAACTTAGCTAACAATCCTTACTTTAGAGCATTTGCTAGAAAGACTTGGGCTGAAGGTGGAGAAATTGATGATGAATTTGATCAATATGCCGATGGAGGTAAAACTGGAATGATGAAAGCACGTATGGCTTTAGATGCTCATTTTGGTAATCCTGCTGCTAAAAGAATGGTATCAGCTAATCCTAAAACAGGAATGACACCAGAAGGTATAGGTACTCATTATATGACTAGTATGGGTAATTATGCAATTCCATTATTACAAGATTTTGGAGATGCTAATTTACGTTTAGTAGACGGTATGACTCCATCTAAAGAAGATATGAGGTTTGAATCTCCTGAAGATGCAGAATATTTTGCACAACATTATAAAGAAATAGCTCCAATGATGAAAAACTTTAAAGAATATAAATACGGTGGTATCCACATTAAACCTGAAAACAAAGGTAAATTTACAGCTTGGGCAAAATCTCATGGTATGGGTGTGCAAGAAGCTGCTAGTCATGTTATGGCTAATAAAGGTAAATATTCTTCTACCATAGTTAAACGTGCTAACTTTGCTAAAAATGCTGCTAAGTTTAAACATGCAGAAGGTGGTGAAGTTGAACCTAATAATACTTTTGGTTTAACAGGTAACTATTCTAGAAACCCTAATCCTAAAGCTGTAGAGTCTAACTATAAATTAGCTGCTGATTACCAAAGAAAACTTGGTAATTTTAATGCTGGTTTAAATGCTAACTTAGGATTTAACCATACTTTACCTTTAAATACTGATGGATTTAATGGTGCTCCTATGATTCGTCCTGATGCTAATGTAGGATTAAATTTAAACTACGATAGAAACAATAGTAACTTTAGTGGTAACTTTAACTATAATCCTATGAATCAAGGTATTAACGCTGAAGTTAGTTATAAGAAAAAATTTGCTGTAGGTGGAATGGTTCAATATCCTGACGGTGGATCTACAGGTCTATTACAATCTTATTACGATAGTCAAGGAGGACCTGGTTTTAAAGGGGGTGTTTTTGGTGGAGGTTATTTAAAAGGTGATGTTAACCGTCTTGGTTATAATGCAAGTGCAGGTTTAAATTTAAATCCTGTAATGTTAGGTGTAGGTTACGGTAATATGATGGGTAAAGATATGCCTTTTCTTGAAGGTCAAATAACTCCAAGTTTAGGTTCTTTTGGATCTCGTAGAGGACCTCAAGGAAATGTTTATGGTGTAGCTGCAGGTAAATACTATGCTGATCCTAATCAAATGGCTGCTTTAGAAAAAAATCTAATGGATCCAAATGCTTCAGCTGTTATGGGCAGAGCTGGGTTAGGCGTTAATTTAAAACCTAGCTATAGAAGTAAATTTGGATTTTCAGGTGAAGGTGGATATGATATGGTTAATGATCAACCTTATTTTAATGCTGGTGTAAGATATAATATTGGAGATGGTGGTAACACTAATGGTTGTGGAAGAGGACCTAAACATAAATCTTACGGTAGATTAGATTTTGCCGAAGGAGGTTTGATGAAATATGATATGGGTGGACCAACACTTAAAGATATTGAAGCTGCAAAAGTTACAACCCCAGCTACTACTACTCCAAAAACAGGATTAACTACATATCAAGGAGGAATGCAAAAAACTCCAACAGGTCAAAGCAATGCATTTTCTAATAATCAATTTAACTTAACTGATAAATTAGTAACTGATTATGCTAAACAACACAATTTACCTACAGATAATAATGCAAATTTCCAAAGTGCTCAATTAAAAATGTTACAAGGTACTCCTCAAGGACAAGCATTGTTAGATAAAATGAATAGTACTTTTGGAGCTACAAAAGCAGGAAAATATGATGATGGTATTTTAGGTGCTAGAACACAATATTTAATTCAAAATGACAACATAGCAAATCCTTCTAAACCTAATGGTTACGGTCAAACATGGACTAAAAGTATAGACGCTAATGGTAATACCGTATTAACAGGTAGAGACGGAACTGTAAAAGTTTTACCTAAAAAAGCAGATAGTTCTGCAGTAGCTAGTACATTAGCAAATGATATGTTAACAAGAAGAGTACCTTTAGCAACTAAAGCTATGGGTGGAACTATAGGTAGAAGTTTAAAAAAATATGGTGATGCTGGTACAGTAACTACTGCTGGTGATGCTACAAATCCTCAAACTACTAGTAATGGAATGTTTGAAGTAGTAGGTAAAGGTAAAGGTTGGAAAAATCCTAATTTAGCTTCAGCTGGTATTGGTGCTGGTGCTCAAATTGCAGAATTAGCTTTAAGTAAAGTTCCAAATAACGAATATACTGATGATGAAGGTAATGTTGTAGGTTCATCTACTAATACTTGGGCAGGTATAGGTAAAGGTGCTGCTCAAGGTGCTGCAACTGGTGCTGCTTTAGGACCTTATGGTGCTCTTGCTGGTGCAGTTATAGGAGGAGCTATGGGTTATTTTAATTCTGCAGAAGAAGAAGAAGCAGCTAAAAAAGCTCAAGTAGAATCTAACAATAGAATTTCGTTAAAACGTATTAGAGGAAAAGCTAATGAATCTGCTGGTTTAACTCAAACAATGGGTACACAATTATATCCTTATGGTGGTTCTATCAATACTGATCAAGAAGGTGCTAATGCAGAATTAGAATTAAACGAACAGTTTATGTTACCTGGTGGTGAAGTAGGACAAGTTAATGGTCCTAGTCACGATGAAGGTGGTATAGAAGTAGCTTTACCTGAAGGAACTAAAGTATTTAGTGACAGGTTAAAATTAAACGGTAAAACTTATGCTGAACATGCTAAAAAGATTAACAATAAAATTAGAAGTTTAGATAGAAAACCTGATAGTGTAGCTAAAGCTAATACTGAAATGTTGTTCAATCAACAATTAAATAATTTATTTAACACTCAAGAAGAGTATAAATCACAAAGAGATGCTAACTTTGCACAACAGTTTGCTCAAGGTGGTACTATAGGTTCTTGGGAAATAATCGAAGACTAACATGAAAATAAAACATTCAAAAACAGGTAAAACAATTAAAGTACCTAAACATTTAGAATCGTCTGTAAGACAGGCAATTAATGCTGGTACAGATCCTATGTCAGTAATGGCAGAAGGTGGAGCAGTTCAATTTCCTAAATTTGGGGCAGAAATGAATGTACCTAGAGCATTATATCCTAGCAACAATATGAATTTATCAATGCATCGTAATGGTGGATTGGTAAAATATGCAAACGGAAATACAGTTTCACCTATTACTAATGATCAAGAAGTTATGTTTGCTAACAACGATCCTTACAGATCATTAATGTATAATAATGATCCATTAGTAAGTCCATATCCTTATGTTGGACAAACTGCACCTGTTGCTAGTTTAGCAGATTTAGTAAGACCTAGACCAGCATTAATGGAAGGTGATCCTAATTATGCTCCAATAGAAGAATTAAATTCTATGTCTGGATCTGTAGCATTAAAACCAAGAAGTATAATGGGTAAATCAAATTATTTTCCTGTTAATACAATGCAAGCTCCTGAAACTCAAGAAAGTACGTTAACTAATTATTCTAGAAATATGGCTCCAGTTGTAATGAATACAATTCAGCCTAAAAGTATGATTGGACAACCTATACGTAGAATGGTTCCTCCTGATGATTTACCTATGCCTGAATTTGATTATGTACAACCTAGAAAAAATTCAAATGCTATTGCTGAACTTAATGATGAAATGTCTTATTCTCCTTATGCTTTAGCTACTAACTTAACTCAAGCTTTAATTCAACAAGATCGTATTAATAAAACACAAGCTCCAACACCATTTGATGCTGTTGGATTTACTGCAGGTGTATCTCCAAATAGATATGATTTGTCTGCACAACGTCAAGCAATTGATGCTGATACTGCTGCAGCTAATATGGGTATTAGATTAGGTGGAGGTAGTTATTCAACTCAAGCTGGTAACTACCAGAAAATGAGGAATTTACAAATGCAGAAAAAAGGTGAAAGCTTCCAAAACGAAACTAATTTAAATACTCAAGCTATGAATGAGTATAATAAACAAATGGCCGCTGCTGCTAATGAAACATCAAAAGCAAATGCAGCTATAGACCAAGCTAACAGAGAAGCTTTGTATAATTACAATCTTTGGAAAACAGGAGCTAAAAATGCTGTAACTGCTGATACGTCTAAATCTGTTGCTAATATTTTCAATAACTTAACTGCTTATAACAATCAATTAGAATCATGGAAAGCTTATGCTAATAGGTTAGAAGGTAAAAGAGTTAAAGAAGATACAGAAGCAGGAGTTAAAGGAACTGAAAAAAATAAATACGGAGGTATGATAAAATCTTCTCCTAAAAGAACACTAAAAAAGAAAGCTGGTAAATAACCAGCTTTTTTATTTAAATAAAAATCTATAAATTTGTAACACTGTAATTTAAATTAACTTTATGGCCATAAATTGGAATCTTGCTGGGTACGTTAGCCCAAATATAGAAATTACTCCTGAGCAACTGCCCTTAGAAGCACTTGTAAAAACTTCTGATGTTTTACAAGACAGGTATGATAAATCAAAAGAAAACTACACTAAAGCCCAAGAATACCAAAGGCAAATGCTTTCACAAGCAAATGAAGCAGATAAAGAAGCTGCTCAACAAATATTTTCACAATACGAAAATCAATTAAAAGACGTAGCCGACAGAGGTGACTATCACAATATGAGATGGGAAACTCTTAATTTAGCACAAGAAGCTGCTAATAACTACACTGCTATTGCTAAGAAAAATGAATTAATTGAAAAACGTAAAGAAGAAATAGCTAAAAACCCTATATACTTTAAAACAAGAGATAGGCAAATGGATTATTTTTTAAAAAATCTTCCTAAATTAGGTTACGACCCTGAAAAAAGAGTCATTACAGGATTAAATGTTCCTATGCACGATGCTGCTGCAGATATTGAACCGTTAAAATTAGCTTTAAATTATGGTTCTGTAATGAAACCTACTAGTACAAAAGGTAAAGATTATGATATTATTGGATTAAGTCCAGAAGGTAAAGAAATATCTAGAACTCAAGTAAATCAAGTTCCAGGAGCTATTCTTGCTAAAAAAACTTATTCAGGTAAAATATTAAAATTAACTGAAAAAGAAATTGAAGAAGCTTTAGATCCTGCTTTAAAAGAAGATACTACTATTCAAGCTTATCTTAATAGAGAAGTACAACAATTATATAATTTAGATCCTGAAAGTGAAGAAGGTAAAGCTGTAAAACAAAAAATTTATAAAAACGATATTATTCCATCAATACATGCATCTGCTGGATTATTAAGACAATATCAAGATGATAGAACAGCTGATGTTACTCCATGGACTAATTTTAATTTAGGAGCAGGTAATGGTAATGTAAATCAAAGTGGTGTATATAGTCCAACAGATCAATATCAACCTCTTGGAGCAGAAGGTAGATCTGAATTTCCTGTAATGTTTAATTCTGCATTATTAGGAGATAAAGGAGCTAAAGTTAAATTAATGTCTACATTACATGCTATGGCTGCAAAAGATCCTAAAGCTAAAGAAGTAGTAGCTTTAACTAATGATATGTTTAAATTTTCTCAAGAATATCCTGAATATGCATCAATATTAAATAAATCTACAGCAGGAAGATCAGATTGGTTTTTAGCATCTGGTGCTCAAGATGTTATGAATGTACTTGATGGGTTAAGAATAGCTGCTCAAGGTAAAGGTAATCCTAAAGTTGGTAATGCAGTCGGTAAATTAATAGAACGTTATGGTAAAATTGCTAATTCAGGAATTTTAGATTCTGATTTTGAAGATCAATTTGAACAATTTACAACTCAAAAGCAACAAACTAGACAAACTCCTACTTATAGTTGGAGTGTAACTAATCCACAATCACGTGAATTATTTAACAAATTAAGAGAAGATTTTACTATAGATAAATTTGATATAATTGAAGGTAAGTGGGAAGATGGAGAAAATAGAAAATTAGACGCACTTACTAATTTTACATTAGAGCCTTATGGTGGAGGTCTAGGTATTACTTTTGAAGGTAGAGATAGTAAAGGCCGTTCTGTAAGAATGGTGCCTAAAAAACAACATGAAACAGCTATTTTAGGAGAAATAGCTAAATTAGTACCTGATTCAGATGTATTAAATACTAATATATACAAAGGCATTACTCCTATTGCTTATCCAAATATTCCAGTTAAACTAGCAGATTTAGCAGACGAAATAGAAGATTCTAGATTTGCTGCTACTGTAAAAAAATCTTATGGAAACAATTCTATTATGTTAAAAGATGACGGTAGCTATGTTATGTTAGATCCTAATGGAAAAGTAATAAATCAAAATAGCAGTATGTATAAATTACTTCCTAAATTTTATGGTGCTAATAATCAAACTAAGAAAAAATAATGGCTAAGAAAAAAAGTTTTATAGATCAATTAAAAGAAAGATCTAATGTAGAATTATTAGATGTACCTGTTTTACCTACATTTGAAAATTCTGATGAATCTAATTTAGGAGCATCTTCTGTTTTACCTATGGAATATGATAAATATGCTAAATATTTATCTAACTATGGGCAAGATGTTATTTCAGATTCTCCAGAATCTTGGGATGAAAAAAGAGCATTAAGACAATCAGGATTTGAAAAACTTTATAGAAGTGTAGGACAAGGAATAGGTACTTTTGGTACAGCCGTAGGATCAACAATAGGTGTATTAGGAGGAATACCTTATGCTGCAATTCATGCTTGGGAAGATGGTGATCAAAGTCAATTAGATGATGTTATAGCTAACCCTGTTGTTAAAGGGTTTTCTCAACTAGATAAATACATTAAAGAAGATTTATTACCTACCTATTATACTCAAGAACAACAAAATAGTTTATTATCTGCTGCTACAGGTACAGATCTTGTTAATGGTGTAGGATTTTTATTATCAAATTTAGTACCTGGTGGTATTATAAGTAAAGGTGTTGGACGTTTAAGTAATGCTATAACTAAAAGTAAATTAGGATTATTAACCACTGAATTACAAGCAGCAGTAGATGCTGAATTAATTACAGCTGCAGAAGCTGGTAAATATTCTAGTTTAATTAAAGGTCTTGAAAAAACAGGAGATGTTACAAGTGCTATTTTAGGTAGAGTTGGAGAAACTGCAATTGAAGCTAATGATGCTGAAAGTACAATTATACAAAATTTAACTCAAAAAAGAGAAGAAGCTAGACAAAAATTAATGTTAGGAGAAACACCTGACAACTTAGAAGATGCAAGTCTTACAGATGATCAAATTAAACAATTAGCTAAAGAACAAAGAAATAATGTTTTTGGTGCTAATATGTTCTTAGCTGTATCCGATTTTATGCAAGCTGGAAGATGGTTTGGTAAAAATCCATTATTAAAAGATATACAAAAACAAGGATTAAAATATGCAATAGCTGAAAGAGGTAAAGGTGAATTATTAAAAGATTTTTTTAAAGAAGCTTTACAAGAAGCTGGTGAAGAAGGATTTCAATTCTTAGCCCAAAAAGGTGCAGAAAATGCAGCTCAAAATAAAGACTTTTTAGGTGAATTTAACAAAGCTACTAATGATCTTTTTACTACAGTCGAAGGTCAAAAATCTATGTTACTTGGTGCTTTACTTGGAGGTGGTGCAGGAGCAGCATTTAGTGCTTTAAATGGTAAAGAAAGAAAAAATAGATTAAATGCATTAGTAGATAACTTAAATGCTAACCCTGATATTAAAGATAGGTATATTATTAATGCAGAAGGTAAAAGAGTAATCAATCCTGAATTTGCTAACAGTACTGAAAAGTTTGTTATGTATGAAGCTGCTAAACAAGCTGCTAAAGAAACAAACGATCAAGATAGTTATGATTTAGCAGAAAAATTACAATTTGCAGATTTAGTTGCATCACGTCATCAAGCTGGTAGGTTAAATGATTTAATTGATGAAATTAAATCTATTGGTAATATGAACCCTAAAGAAGTAGAAGACTTTTTTGGTGAAGCTCCTTTAAATCCTATTACTAATGAGAAAATGACTCCATCAGAAATAGCTTCACAAAAAATTGAAGAAGCTAGAAGTATAGCTAAAGCTATAGATGGTCTTTCTCAAATGAAAGAATTTGCTAATTTAAGTGCTGCTGGTAAAAGTCATATTGCAAATAGACTTGTACATCAAGACGTATTAAAAAAACAATATGTAGATTTAAATAAAAAGATTTCAGAAATTAAACCGTCTGATATTCAAGTATCTGCACCTTCAATTGCACCTATTGAAACAGCATTAAATGAAAATCCTACTGAAGGTAAAAATCCTTTAGAAATGAATCCTGAAGTAATCAGTCAACCAGTTGAAACTAAAGAAACATATAGTGCTTTAGATCAAGCTAAGTTAGATGATTTAAATAGGAAAAAACAAATTATTGAAAAACAATATGCTGCTATTAATGAAGAATTAAAAGGATATGCTAAAGATCCTAAAGCTGCAGATATTGTAGCTGAAGATGAAGAAGTTGCACAAGTAGATAAAGAAGTTGAAAAACAACAAAAACAGATTATAATTAAAAATAAATTAGCTAAATATGAAAATGATATTAAAGAAAAAGCAGCTGCTGATAATTTAATACCAGAAGAATATAAGTTAATGTCCGCTTACAATGAACCTTTGTTTATAGCTAAAAATGCTAAAGGTGAAACTATTTTACGTAATGGTGCAGGAAAAGACGTTACTTATAGATTAGCTAAAGAAGACTTTAAAATAAGTCATATTTCAGAAAATTCTGAAGAAGAAGAAATTGAAGATGATTCTTTTGTACAAGATGAAGAACCTTGGAAGTTTCAAAAAACAACTATATTTACGTCAGCAGGTAGAAGCTCTACAGCTCCAAATACTTTTAATTCAAATGGAGACAGAGAAAATTTAGGATTGTCTTTAGGCAGAAAATTGTTTTACAAAACAATTAAAGATGCTAAAGGAAAATTAAGTTTAAAGTTAGAAGTTGCTCCTGAAGGAATGTATCCTGAATTATTTACTGATGATGAAGGAAATCCTATAGATAAAAAAGATATTAATCCTAAAACTTTACCTGTAATTATAGGTTATTTATATAAAGCTACAAAAAATGATGAAGCAGAACCTGTAACTGAAAATGGTATACGTGCTTATAATGTTATACATCATAATGAATCTAATCATCAGTTTGCTTCAACAAATCCTGAAAAAGATTTAGAGTTATTAAAAACTCTTAGAAATACAGTTATATCTAGAGAAGGTTCTGGATTAGAATCTTATGTTGATATTACAGAAATCTCTAATGGATTTTTAAATATAACTGAATCAGCTAGACCTTTAAAAGATGTATTAGGCTTAAAATCTGTTAAAGCTAATGGTCCTACAATTAAAACTTCTGTAATTAGTCCGAATACTAGAAAACCAGTTATTGTAGAAAATGGTAAAGAAGTAGCTAACGTAAAATGGTCAGGTAGACCTTATTTAAGAGTTAAAACAGGTACTAATGAAACAGGTAATCCAATATATACCTATGAAGAATTAGGTACTAGAAACTTAAATGATTTTGAAATAGAAAGCATTATTATGCCGTTAATTGTAAATTACATTAATGGTAATGATACTGTTACAGTAGATAGTAAGGAAATGCAGATTTTATCTTACAACCCAAATACACCATCTATTTTAGATATGTTTTTATATTTTGGTAAAACTGGTAACCATGCAAATTCTATATTCTTTGGTAAAGGTAACCAAACTAGAGTTTTAAGTTTTGGTGCTAATGAAGATGGTACTAAGTTAGTAATGAATAAAAGTAACATAGACCAACTTACAGCTCCTTTACTTGAATTTTTAAAAACTAAAAAACGTGCTATTTCTAGAAAATATACTGAAGGTAGTATTAACATATCTCAGAATTTATTTATACCTGTATTTACAGGTAGTGGTGCAGTGTTAAGGGAATTAAGTTATTTAGATTTAATTTCAGGTACTAATTCAACTTTTGAACCAGCTTTAACAACTAGGTTATCTGAAAAAGATATATTGTTAAATCAATATGCAGTATTTGATCCTGTTATTAAAGGAAAAGCTAATACTACAATTTCATTAAAAACCAGACAATCTCAAAAACCTGTTAAGAAAACAGACGAAGATACAGATACAGAAGAGTTTCAAATATCTTTAACTGAACCAATGAATACTATTGAGTTTAGATTATTAAGTGATAAAGATAAAACTGAATATTATAAAAACATGCTTAAAAATCCTAAGTATGGAAAAGAATATATAATTGGTACACCTGTTCCTGAATTTGCTGATTTATTGGCTAAACATGATGATGTAATATTTGAAGCAAGTAAAAGTGATTCTTCTTACCCAAGCCTATTAGAATTTGCTAAAGAAAATTTAACTGAAGAAGAATATAAAAAATTCTTAGGTTACACTAGAACATCTAGTGCTCAGTTTGGTGCTAAACCTAAAGGTAAATCTAAATCAGCTCAGTTTTTAGACAAAACTGATACTAATCTTAAAATAGGCAGTAAGGTATTAAAACTTGTATCAATAGATGGTAAAGAAGTAGAAAAAGAATTTATTGTCTACGGTATAGATGGTACTAAAGTTTATTTAAGATCTGCTGTAAATGCTGATCTTGATACTGCAATTGACAATGAATTAAAAGTAACTGGTGCATATCCTGTTGTAGTTAGAACAAATAAAAATAATAAAATTTCTGTTAGATTTATTGTAACAAGTGAATCTAGAATTATAAATTTTGAAGGTAAAAATGTTTATGAAAATAAAACAAAATCTAAAAAATCTAGTTTTGGAAAAATATTAAGAAAAAGTATTATCGATGATGCTTTAGAACAAATAGCTAAACGCAAAGAAGACGCTAAAAAAATATACGTTGAACAAGAAGTAGTAGATTTAACTTCACCTTTTAAAACTAATGCAGATTTTGATGCAAAATTACCAGATAATTTAGCAGACGTAGATTCTGAAATTAATGAATTAGTTGAAGATATAGAATCTACTGAAAAAGAAACTGAAAAATCTGATAATGTAGAAATTCAACCAATCGATGTAAAACAACCTAAACCTGAAGAAGAGCCTAAAAAACCAGAATCAGTTGATTGGGATGATGACATTGATGCTAGACAAAATGTAGGATTACCTTATAAAGTAGGTGATGTTAATTCAGCATCGAACTGGTTACAAAAAACATTAGGAGTTACTCCTTCAATTGCTGAAGGTATAATTAGAGTAGCTGGTTTTGATAATGGTTTATTTGGTTATTTTTATCAAGGAGCTATTACTTTATCTGATATCTTAGAAGAAGGTACAGAATACCATGAAGCTTACCATTTAGTTTCAAGAATGTATTTGACTCCAAGTCAAAGACAATCATTATACAATGAAGTAAGAAAAAGAGAAGGTAAAGAATTAACTGATAAACAAGCTGAAGAAATATTAGCTGAAGATTTCAGAGAATACGTAATGACTGATGGTAAAGTAGTTTATCCTGAAGTTCAAAAAAACATTTTTCAAAAATTATTAGATTTTGTTAAATGGATTTTTGGTGCTAAACCATTGACAGTTAATGAGTTATTTAGTAAAATAAATCAAGGTTATTATAACCAAAAGAAATATATTCAGAAAATAAACAATGGTAAAACAGATATGTTCGGTAGAGATGCTGCTCATATTTTTTCTCCATCTGAAACGTTTAAAACAGATGAAACTCTAAATTCTTTATTTTCAGTATATTTAAAAACTAATAAGTTAAGATTATACAATCTTGACGTTAAAGAATCAATTGCTAATTTTGAAACATACGCTAAAGAACAATTAGCTTTAACTAATTCAGTTTTCAATGTAGATCCTAAATATTTTTTAAAAAGATTTAAAGAAAATTTATTAGCTCAACCAGAATTTGATTTTGAAGTAGAATTACCTGAAGAAGAAAGAGGTAAAAATTCAGGAGAAAATTACAGTGAATCTAATAGGTTATCTGCATTTACTAAAATAAATGACAACGTTAATGTAATGTTTTCAATTATTAGTGATGTTAGTTCTAAAAGAGATCCTGATACTAATCAATTTAAAATTATACCTAAATCTGAAGTAAAAGCTTATTTGGCTGATATATTACATGATGTATTTAGCTATAAAGAAATGATTAATATTTTAACTGAAAAAGCTAATCAAACTTCAACTGATAATTCAAAATTTGAAAAAAGAAATGCAGGTATAGCAAAACAAATATTGTATCAATTAAAAGGTACAGATACTGGCCCTAGTGCTACAGCTTTTAGAATACAATTTCAAGAAGGCTTATCATTAGTAAAACAAGCTATGCTTACCACTATACACTATGCTCCTAGTAAAACGTCTACTGGTAATGCAGTAGTGGTTAATAGTATGGAATCAGTTATTGAAAAAAGAATAAAAGATTCTTGGGCTAATAGTGTAATGAGATCTAATTATATTACTAACGTACAAGGATTAAGATTTATATCTGAAGCTAATTGGAATGTATTACTTGCTCAAGATCCTAAAACTTTTTTTGAATCTTTAGGTATAGAATTTCGTGGGCAAATAACTCCAAGTGTAATGGGGTTAGTAGCATTATTAAAAAATCATTTAAATAAGTTACCTCAAAAAAGAATAACTCTTTTAAAAGATAATAAAGACACAGAAGTAATTGTTAGAACTCCAGTTTTATTTGGAGTAGATTCATACTATGACGATTATTTAAGTACTTTAACTGATGCTTTTGAAAAGAAATCTTTATTTACAGCTATAGCTGGTATTAAAGACGCAGTTAAAAATTTAGTAGCTCTTGAGGTACCTTATTATAATTCTACAATTGAAGCACAATCTAGAAATACAGAAGGTGAAACAGTTTATGCTTATTCTAAACCGTCATTTATATTCCAACAAATTAAAAGAATTAAAGACGGTATAGCTAAATACAATACTGCAAATAACTCAGTATTATGGGAAGCTATTGAAGATAATGCTATTGATGTAAGTTTAATAGATGGTGGTAAATACAACGGCCAAGGTGAAGAAGGTATTCATATATCTCAATTTACCGAAGAAGATATGTTGTATAATAAAATTGTAAATCTTTTTAACGACCCAACTAGAGGAACAATTCAATTTCTACAAATGGCAGATAAAAAATCTGTACCTGGTTTGACAGTTAATAAGAATACAAGTAGAAATTTAATTTACAATCCTTCTGAAATTACAATAACTCCTGATGGTACAATAAGTCTTAGTTCAGCTAACAGGGCTGTAAAAAGATTATGGGATATGTATAAAAATTATCAAGAACTTGATAAAAATACAGATGTCTTAGACAACATAAAAACTTACGGTAAAGCAGTAGATGTATTTGAAGAAGTAAATAACAATAAACCTTACGAGAATATAGATCAATTTGCTAAAGGCATATCTTTAATTGTAACTCAAGGTATGTTAGATACATTACCTTTTGCAAATAATTTTATAGGTAAAAAAGGAGATAATGTTAAATCTATTATACCAGATAATATTTTATCTTTATCTGATAAAGTAGACGTTATTGATCAAGTTAAACAAATAGTAGCAGCTGTAGTAACAACTGAATTTGTAAATAACTTAGACCAAATGAATGTGTTTTTTGGTAATGCTATATTCTATAAAGCTTTATTTAAACGTACACCAGAAGTAAGAGCTAATGGTAGGGTTCCATCTGTAGATGATTTTGTAAATGAAACTATTTTAGAATTTAGAAAACAATATGACATTACAGAAGAACAAAAAAATGCAATGCCTATTGATGGTACCTATAAATCAATTATAGGTAAAGATAAAATGGCTTCTTCTAAATATGCAGAAGAATATAAAGAAATTTTAGGTAAAGATGCTTACGGTAACGATCAAATTAATCCTGTTGATGGTCAAGGTATGTCTACATTCTATTTTTATTTAGAATACGGTATTCGTACTGGACAACTTTACGGTAAAGAATTTGAAAAAGCAGTAGAAGCAGAATTAAAAGGATTAAGTTCTAATTATCCATTTCCACCATTAAAGTTGGTGCATTACGGTAATCAATTATTAGAAAATGAATTTGTACCTGTGTTTTATAAATTTTCAGTTTATCCTTTAATTCCTTCAATGATTAAAGGCAGAAATCTTGAAAAAATCAATAAGAAATTATTAGATTCAGGTGCAGGTTTATACATATTTGATAGTGGTGTAAAAGACGGTAACCCTAAAGTATTAGATGATGCATCTACAGATACTGTAGATCCTAAATCTATGCACCATTTAAATTTACAAGATTTAAAAATTCAAGTAGATATCAATCCTAAATACGATAAATTCTCATTGTTATTAGGTACTCAGATCAGAAAACTTATTAATCAAAATAGTGCTGATGCTGGTAAAAATGTTAAAAATAAAGAACTAATTGATTCTTACGAACAAACTGTTAAAGACTTAATTCAATTAGAAGCTGAAATGTTAGCTGATAAATTAGGTGAAGATTTAACAAGTTTACAATCAGGTATCATATCTCATGAAAGTTGGTCAAAATTAATAGACATGTTTAAAGAATCTGCTATTGAAAGAGAAGAATCAGATAACTTAATCATTGGTTTAGATTACTTAAAACAAGAAGACCTTACTATTGACGTATTGCCTAATAGAAATAAAGTTCAAAATCTTATGAACGCTTTTATCAATAATAAGATATTAAAGCAAAACATGAGAGGTAGAGCTTATGTACAATGTTCTTCTGTAGGATTTGAATATAGTACAGAAAAAGATTTAGAAGCAGCAGTTAAAAAAGGTATCGTATTAAAAGATTCTGAATTTTACCGTAGTCATTTTGTTGATGGTAAATTTGATAGCACTGAAGCTAGACTTGGATTTGTACATGTTAAAGAAGATAAAATTGTAACAGCTGAAATTCTATTACCTTATTATTTTAAAGAAGCAGGTTTTGATATTAACAATATTAATCCTAAATTATTAGAAGCATTAGGTTATCGTATTCCAACTCAGGGTCTTAACTCAATGTTGGCATTTAAAGTTGTAGGATTTTTACCTAAATCTACTGACCAGTTAGTAGCAGTTCCTTATGAAATTACAATGCAATCAGGATCTGACTTTGACGTGGATAAATTAAATACGTTTTTAAGAAATTACATTCTTCAAAATGAAGAGTTAAAACCTATTAGTGAAGAAAAAGAAATTACTTATAGTAAACTTTTAACTGATTTAATTGACAAACGTGATAGCTTAGTATTAGAAAACTATACCTTAGAAGAGCTTGAAGATCTTGAAATTGAAACTCTTGAAGATATAGATACTGAAAAACTTGATAAAAAAATTGAAGAGTTAAAAGAAAAAGAAACTAAAAAGTTCAAAAAACTTAAACTTCAAGAACAATTGTTTGATATTATGTATCAAAAGCTTACAGATCCTAGTATGATGTTTGACTACATTAATCCAAACTCTGCTGAGAATCTTGAAAATCAAGCTAAAGAAATTAATCAAATTCAAACTGCACCTTATAAAAAGACTACTGAATATAAAGGCTACAGACAATTTTTGACAAGTACTAATATTAAAGTAGCTAAAAACTTCTGGTCAGCTAAAGCAGGGGTAGGTCAAGCAGCATCTCAATCTGTATTTACAGCTTTAACTCAATTATATCCTATTGTACAAGAAAAATATTCAAACAGGTTATTCATACCTAAAGATCAAATTATACTTGAAGACAATAAAATTGTTTTTGGTAGAATTAACAATGCTGCTGATAAATCAATCATAGATTTAATTGCTAACCAACACGTATCTGCAAACGTGGATGCTGCAAGTAAACCATTTGTATTCCAATTAAATGCAAACTTACTTACTAACGATGTGCACTATTATTTAATAGCTGCTACTGTACCTGATACTTGGGTAAATAAATTTTTAACTCAACCTATTATTATTGATTACGTTAATGAAATGGAGCAAAACAAAGGTATAGTTGCAAAAAGAAGAAGAGCTTTATTTAATATCTATAATAATGAACAAGCAGTTTTTGAAAAATTAAAATCTAAATACGGTAGACCTTATGATGTATCTGAATATTTTACATCTCAATTAGATGACGATGGGTTAAGAATACCAACTGCTTCTGATGAAAATAGAAGATATACAGAAGAAGAATTAGTTGAGTTTATGAAAAACCCTACTAAATATAGTCAACAACAAATTAATATTTTAGATGACTTTTTATTCTACAAACAATTTGCTTCACAAAGACGTGATCAGATTGCTGCTATTAAATTTGATACTGAAGGTTCTGGTAAAAATTTACCTGAAAGTAAAATTATTAATTTTAGATATTACAAAATAATTGAAAGAAAATTCTTTTCTGGTCTAAACGAATTAGTACAAAATAGTTTCTTGAGTGCATTTAAAACTAATGTTTTAGATTTAACATTACAGATGTATGCTAATTCAACTATTGTTGAAAGAACACCTGATGCTCAAAGTGCTTTATATATAGTTATGGAAAAATTGTTTAACTCTAAACAATTAAAACCAGAAAATATGTATAAGATTTATGGTCTTATTACTAACACTATTTTACAAAATAATTTAGTTACTACTAATCAAGAACAATGGTGGAATGTAAACATGTTAAGTTCTAATTCTATTGCATTACAAGTTTCTAAAATGATTAATTCAAAAGAGTTAGAAGATAACTACTTATTCCAAAATTTATTAACTATAGATTATGCTTTAACTCCAAATGAACCAGATATTATACGTATTGATAATACTGTAAGAATTGACAATGATTTGCAAAAAGTAATTTACGAATCATTTAAATCATTTGGTAACTTAAATCCTGAAATGTATAGGAAAATAATTGAAGCAAGTTTATTTCAAACTGGTGTAATTGAATCTCCTGTATCATTTTACAAATACATTCCTGTGGATGATTTTGTAAATGTAGTAGGGCCATTAGTTAAAAGACAATCTCGAATAGACACTTTAACTTATTTAAGTCAGATTTATCAAAACTTACCTACATTAAAAGGTGTAGTTAAATCAGTAAGATATAATGACATTATAGGTGAAAAATCAGGGTTACCTGATTCTATTGAAGTTCCTAATGAGTTTAATTATGATGTTAACTATTTATTGAAAAAGTCTAAAAATAAAATAGGTTTATATGAAAGAAAAGGAGAAAATAAAGATACTTTTGTATTTGAAAAAATTCCTATTAAATCAAATTTAAAATTTTATAATACGTTGATTAACAGCAATATAAATGTTACTAACTTAGATGAAGACATCACAGATATTGATTATGTAGAAGTTATACCTGAAGTTAAAGGGTTACCTGCTGCTGAACCTACAACTACTGCATCTTATGCTATTAGTAAAATTAAACTTAGTGATGGTAAAGAATATAATGTTAAAGACATTACTGAAGAAATGTTAATAGATCTAAAATATAGTCAAGAAGACGCAATGGAAATTATAAACAAATTTTGTAAACAATTATGATAACTTGTCCAAATAGAAATACACAACAATGGAAAGAATTATCTTCTATAAATGGAGAAGATACAGCTTTATATCTTTGGAATAAATTTCAAGGTAATGTTCCTTTGCAATATTACGGAGATAATCCTATCTTTAATCAAAACCAAGATATTATTGAAAAAATCAGAAGAACTACTGGTTTAACTATCAGTAGAACTGGTTTTATAGATACTCAAGGTAGAGAACTATCAGATGGTACAGAATTAAATGTCAGAGAAATCATTAAAAGAAATAATGCTTTATTTAGAACTGATTATTATTTAATGAGAAATAACTCTGGTAACTACAGTTTGATGAGTAGAAGTGAAGGTTTTGTTGTTTACAACACAACTCCATCAGAAACTATTTCCAACATAGCTGCTATTAAAATACTTGATACGTTTAAAAAACGTTTAGGTATTAATTATGAGATAGTTACACCTCCACAAGCAGCTGGTATTTTAGAAAATACTAATCAACCTTATGGTGATGAACCTGGATTCTTTTACAAAAACAAAGTTTACGTAGTAGATGCAGGTCAAGGTATTGATTTTGATACTACTATCCATGAATTTGGTCATGCATTTATTAGAGCTATTTCTAAATCTAACCGTCCTTTATTTGAATCTATAATGAAACAAGTACTGGCCACCCCAGAAGGACAGCAGATTTTAAAAGAAGTTACAGCTTTAAATTATTCTGAAAATCAAATACTTGAAGAAGTAGGTGTTAGAGCTTTAACTGTATTAGCTAAAGAAAATATAGATAAAGAAACAGGTACTCCATTTAAAACAGCAATGCAAAAATTAATGACGTATTTAACTACGTTATTAAAGAATTTATTTAATAGACAAGATTTAAGAATAGCTACTATTCCTGTAGAAACATCTTTACAACAATTAGCAGATATTTTTTCTTTAAAAGAAAGATCTATAAATGTAGGTGAAATTTTAAAAACTCCTAAAACAGAAACTAATGTTAAACCAGGAGTAGAAAAACTATTTGAATCTAATCCTGAATTAGCTAATGCTGTATACGAAACAATGGGTTTATTAGATACAACTCAAAGATATAAATATCAAGTTATAGACTTGATGAATATTTCTGAAGAACAGAAACAACAAGCTCAACAACTATACTCTCAATATCTTGATAGTGTATTTCCTGATAGTAAAGTAAAAGATATTGTTTATCATGGAGCAATGGAACAGTTGCTTCCTAAAGATGGTAAGTTCAAAGGATATGTTACTTATTTTACTGATTTTAAAAATTATGCAGAAACATTTGGATTTCCTATAAATAGAAAAATAATATCTGCTGTAATAAATATAAAAAGTCCATTTAATGCACAATCAGAATTAGCAGATGTACCAAAAGAAATACATGTTACTGATCAATTTACTAATCCTAGAATAATTAAAAGTAATACAAAAGGTTATGATTCTGTAGTTGGTACTGATGCTGGGCAAAAAGAAGGTAAAACAATAGCTGTGTTTGAACCAGAACAAATTCACATATTAGGTTCTAAACAAGATATAAAAGGATTCAAAGAATTTGTAGGATCAGAAACTGAAGAAGTTAGTTTTAACAAAAAAACTAAATCTGAAGAAACTTTATTAAAACAAAAGCAAACTTATGCTATGTTAAATCCTATAGGTAAAATTAGTAAAAGTGAAGCTGGCTATGTTGTATTAGGAGAAACTGGTTATAAACGTGTTACTGAAATGGTTAGAAAGACTTTTAATCTAGGTAATTTAAGTACATCTACAGCTCAACAATTAGGAGATATTTTTCATGCTATAGCGGCTAACAAAATTAAACAGACTTTTCCTGAATTTAATAAGCATTTTAAAGCTATTGAAATAGAAATAGATGAAGATACAATTAAAAATGTACATAGTATTGTACAACCTTTAATTGATAAAGCTATGAAAGATGGTTCAGTATTAATTGCTGAATTACCTGTAGCTAACACTCAAACTAAAATAGCTGGTACTTTAGACTTATTAGAACTTACTGAAAACGGTAAAGCTAAAATGTTAGATTATAAAACGTCTATGTCTAAAGGTACTGTTAAAGGTAAATATAAAAAATTAGTAGGTAACTCTGAACAACAAATTTTGTATAAAGAAATTTTAGCTAAAGATGATGAAAAATTAGGAAGAAGAGGTTTAGAAATAACTTATCAATCATTGCTAAATATACTTAGTTTTTATAATAAGAAAACTAAAACTATACAATTTAAAGTGCAAGAAACTGTTCCTATTATTTTTCAAACTTCTAAAAATAAGAAAAGAGATGAAATGCTTGAAATATTATACAAGCAAATAGAAAAATTATCTAATTCTTATAATAAAGAAAATGCAGACAAAGTAGATGCTTTGATTAAAGCAAAAAGAGATTTAATGATTAAACTACAAGAAGATAAATCTGATAGTGAAATTATTAAAAACGCATCTTATGACTTGTATGCTATTGAATCATATTTAAATAATTCTGATTACATAAATAACTACATAGAATTTCGTGGTGATTTAGAATTGTATAAAAAATTAAGAGCTTATATAAAAACTGAAAATAAATCAGATATAGATTTACTTGATAAAATACAAGGTAAAGCTGCTAGACTATACACTGATTTATACGATAAATCTAGTGAAAAAGTAGCTGAAAATATAGCAGAAAATTTAATATTTGAAGGTAGCCCTATACAAAGTCCAGAAGATATTTTAAAACCTGCATTAGATACTAACCTTTATCAAAGATTATTTAAAGGTTCTTCTTATAGTTCTAATCCTATTGTAGCTGGTGTGTATTTAAAATATACTACAGCTATTAATAAAATTAGAAATAAAACATTAGAATTGGCAACTGAAATTAAAAAAGCAGTTAAGGAATTAGAGCAATACACTGGTGCAACAGGAGAAAAAATTTATCAGCCTTTAATACAATACTATAAAGGTAAACCTACAGGTTACGTTGTAGATAAATATTCTCCTGAATTTTACGATAAACGTAAAAAAGCTAGAGCTGAAGTTGACATGGCTTGGTTTAGAGAAAACGCTCAATTTGATGAAGAAAGATATAACAAAGCATTAGAACGTTATGAAGAAATGTTAAAGTTTAGTTATAAATCTAATTTAATTAAATTAAAAGAATATCTAAAAGACCAGGGCACTTATGCTGAAGATAAAATAGATGAAATTGCAGAAAAACTGCAAAAGAAAAACGATGACTCTAACATTAAAAAATGGAAAGAACAAAACAATAGTATTGTAATTTTCAATAAACCTAAAGATAAATGGATTGATCCTAAATGGAGAGATATTAAAGAAGGTAAATATAAAGGTACTGCTGTAGAAAAATTCTATGACCTTTATACAAAAACCATGGAATCTCTTGAAAATGATGTGCTTTTACCTTTTGATATCCGTTCTAATTTTATTGCTGACTTTAGAAAATCATTTTTAGATAGAGTCATAAATAGTGGTATTGGTAATATGAAATTAGGTCGATCTTTAGTAGAAAGTTTATCTATACCTGTAGACGAAGCTGAAGTAAATAAAGTAGATGCTTTTACTGGAGAATTTATTAGAAAGATTCCAATTGCAGGAAGAAAAGTACTTGATGCTAAAGAAAGAGCTGAATTTAATGAAAAAGAAAAATCTTATGATTTAGGTAAATCATTAGCTGTATTTTTTGAATCTGCTTATAGATACAAAGAATTAATAGAGTTAGAAAAAACAGCTCAAATTGCTAGAGATATGTTAATGAATCAAAAAGAACAGATTCTTAACTTAAAAGGTGAACAAGCTCAAGGAGGATTTAACATGGTTAAATTATCTAAAGGTTTAGAAAATACCGTAGCTCAATTTAATGATTTTATAAACCATGCTATTTATGGTAAAACCGAAGATAAAGAATCAGGTTTTGAAGTAAAAGGTAATAGTTTTACTGAAGCAATTGGTGCTTTGGCCAAAGGTGATAAAGCTATGATTTCATGGTCTAAATCTTTAGATTTATTGTTAAAATATACAGGATTAAATAACTTGGGTTATAGTTTGTATTCTCCTGTAACCAACTTGTTAGGTGGTAAAACAATGCAATTGTTAACTGGTGTAGGTAACAAATGGTATTCTCCAGGAGATTATGGTTTTGCTACAGCAGTAGTTACAGCTGGACCATTTAGTAAATCTTCTAAAGACATTGAAAAAGGTAATTTGTTCCTTAAAATGTTTAGTACTTATTCATCAGAAATGATGCAAGAAGAATTAGACAAATTGCAAAGTGGTACTGGATTATATCAAAATATACCTAAACCATTTACTGCAATGAAATGGTCTGAAGAACATTTACAAAATGCTGGATTATTAGCATTAATCAAATCAAATAAGCATCAAATAAAATGGAATGAATGGGAAGTTGAAAAAGGTAAATTGGTTTATAAAGGTCAAGGTAAAATGACTGATGAAATTAAAGAAGCTTTTAGACAAAAAGCAATTCACGTTAATGGTAGATCTATTGGTAACATGAATCCTGATGATCGTATTGCATTAAAAAAATACTTTTTAGGCCGTGCTGTAATTCAACACAGGGGATGGATTCCTGCTATGTTAGAAGCCCATCTTTCTGATAGAAAATATGACTACATGTTACAAGACTACGTAGAAGGTAGATTTAATTCTTTGTTTACTTTTATAGCTAAAAAATCTTTAAAATGGAGTTCGTTAGATGAAATTGAAAAAGCTAATCTAAAAGAATTATTAGCAGAAACATTTGCTATTGGTGGTGCTTATTTACTGTACCTAGCTATCAAAGGAGCAGGAGACGATGATCCAGAAAAGAAAAAGCAATTAGCTTATTTCCTAAGAATATCTGATAGATATCTAGCTGAATTAACATTCTTCTCACCATTTGAAATTGAAAGTAAATACAAGATTTTGATTTCACCAGCTCCTACAATTGGTACAATTGAATCTTGGATGAAATTAACTACAGATTTAGGTAAGCTTACAATAGCTAATGATGAAGAAGCTGAAAAAATTAAAAAGAAATTAGGTAAAAAATTAGTAAGGATAATACCAACAGTATCTCAACCATTAAGATTTATTGATGAGGTAGTGGTTAAAACTGCAGAAGACTAAAAAGGAGAGGACTAATCCTCTCCTCCATCTAATCTTCCTTGAGCATTTTGTGCTTTTTTAATCTTAATTAACTTAACTTTTGACCCAACATGCATAGTTTTAAGCATAGCTTTTATGCTTTCACGTCTGTTACCAGATGTTTCTACCATTTTAAAATAGTTAGTTTCAACATCATCAATTGTAACACTATACTTAACACTATATCTTGTCATATCTTATAACATTATTTCGTTTAAACAAATAAATCCGTGGTAATAATCGTCTTTACTAAGTTCCCATTGATTTGTATCTAGGTGAAATTGAATTTCAGATTTCATTCTATCTAATTTCATTTTAGCATAATACAACCATCTTTCTGGAATCTGATATACTGTGCATTGAAAATCATTAATAGGTATAAGATAAACTTCAATGTCATAATCTAAGTACAAACTTTTTAATGCTTGTCTATAAAATTCCATTTGAAGAAGATAATCATAATAAATTATATCAGATAAAAACCCAGTAAATCTATTTAGATAAGGATTTGTTTCTCTTAACAATTGTTTACCATATACAGGTTTAGAAGTTGTTTTAAGATCTATTAACTTAATTATCTTGTCTTTATGGTTTATCTTAACTCTATCTAACATTGATTTAGCATCTAAGTTTCTCCATTTCCAAAGTATTTCTAACTCATTAAAGTCTTCAAAGTCTTCATCTTTTTGAAACAAAAGTCTAAGAGAACCTTTATGAGTCATCAATCTAGTTTTGTATGAGAAAGCATTGTTGTATTCTTCCTGACTAACTAAAATCTTACCTCTAGATTCTAACAATAAATCGTAATACGGTTGACCTTTAGTTTTAAAATCTTCTTTGATTGTCTCAAGTTTCTTTTGTTTGAAACCTACCTCATCATAAGATCTTTGCCATACATCATCTTTGTCAGCTAAATCATCCCATAAACAATTTCTAAATAATGCATCACATAAATCACCCATCTGACCTGTAGGTTTAGGTACATTAGCAATAACATATTTAGTCCTGGCAACTTCTGGGGTTAGTACTAAATCATGTACTAACGACCCAAAAGATAATGCCTCTGTTGTAACCGACTTAGCTTGTCCTGTAACTATATCATGGTATAATTTAGGGCTAGTCTCAAACTTTTTTAAAGCAGATGCTGAAACTGCATTAATCTCTCTATAATTCATATTGTATTTATTTTTGCCAATAATCGTGTATACCACAATCTACTACAACTGGTACTTCCGTCAATACTTTTTTAGCTGCTGTAACCATAAGCTCATCTAGTTTAACTTTCCAAGCTTCAGCTTGATCAGCTTTTACCTCGGTTTGTATCTCATCATAAACCGCCAAAATTATTTTAACGTCCCAATTGTTAGTATAAATTTCTTGTTGTACATCAATTAAGGCTTGTTTAATAATATCACCATTGCTACCTTGGATAGGACTATTTTTAGATGCTCTTTCTATTTCACCCATTATCTTAAAATCATCATGTTCAACAGCATATTGCCATTGTTCAAACCATCTAATCCGTTGATACGGTGGTGAAGTTTTAATATAGCCTCTTTTCTTACCCAATTCACCCAGGGATCTTAGAAACTTTTCTACTTTAGGCACAGCTTTAAAGAATTTGTTAATAATATTTTTAGCATCACTAACAGGAATTTCCATAGTATCGGCCAATTTAAATTCTGACATACCATAAGCTAAACCAAAGTTAATTGTCTTTTGTACATCTCTGTAGGTAACCCCTTTCTTAAACGGTGTTTCTTTCTTTACATCTGTAATAGGTATATCAAAAGTCATTGCACATAATACACTGTGTAAATCTTTACCTTCTTTAAATGCATTTAACCAGACTTCATCTTTACTGAATTCAGCAATAATCCTAAGTTCCATACCACTAAAGTCACCACCTACTATTTTGTATCCTGCTTCAGGAATAAAACAGCTTCTGATCACCTTACCCAATTCTCCTTTTGACGGGATCTGATTTAGATTTGGTTCCGATACACTGATTCTACCAGTAGATAAGATTTGCCATATATTAGGATGTATTCTACCATCGACACCTACAAAGTCAAGAAAGTTCTTACCAAAAGCAGATTGTAATTTCTTAAACTTATTGTAGTCAATTAACACCTTAATCAATGGATGTTTAGCTTTAATCTTCTGTAGCTCTCTATCTCCTACAGATTCTAGACTAGGCTCTACTGTTTTACAGATATTTAGTTTCTGCTGATTACTAGACCAGTTAATCTTTAGACCATCTGAAAACCCAAACAATTGCATTTGTGTATATTTAGGTCTAAAAGGAATAAACAAATTATCTGTCTCTACAATGTTGTCCAATTGCTTATGTAACTTATCAGATTCTACGTCAACAGTTTGTATTACCGTCTTCCATTTCTCAACGTCTAATTTAACACCGTGGTATTCCATTAAAGTAAATACCTTCAATACCTCATTCTCTAGTTTAAGTACATTTTCTAATGAATAATCTTTGATTTTAATCATTTGATCATTCATTACGTCTTGTAAATACACCACATCATCTGCAGCATATTTAATGACTCTAGAACTCATACCTATTCTATTGATTTCACCTCTAACAGTTTTGTCCAATTTTACATTGCAATACTTCCAAACAATATCATCTAGTCCTAAACCTCTGTTTTCCAGACCAGTAGTAATAATACACTCAGCTAAGAAAGTATCATACACGTTCATCTTCCAAATGTCTATACCTTGTTTCAGTAAAAATCTACCGTCAAACTTAAAATTCTGGGCCAGAAATAAATAGTTAGGGTCTTCAAAATATTTCTTAAACAAGGTTATTGGATAAGAAGTTGAATCTACAACGAATTGATCTTGTCTGTTCCCAAATTGGTAACATAATAGTTCACATGTGTAAACGTCAAAACCTGTAGTTTCAGTATCAAATCCAATAACTTTATTCTTGTCAAAGAAATTAAAAACCACATCTATTTCGGCAGAAATTATGTTCGGTATAGTAAATAGTTGTTTGTTCTTACTTATGTAGTAAATCATCTAATCAGTTTCTTTAATTTCTCCACGTACATCGGATCTTCAGCATATTGCTGTTTCAGTAGTGCAAAATAACTATCTGGATCTGTAATATGCAAGGCATTTTGTATCTGCCATGCCTTGTAGTCTGTAATACAGTCCTCTATAGTTTCATATTTAGCATAATTACCGTAATCATAAGAATTTACGGCAAATGTAAATCTAGTTGCAGCTACTTTCATTCCGAATATATTGTTGTTTACTTTGGCCAAACTAGATTTCAATCCTTTACTTTCTAACTTAGCTTGGGCTAACACTATATGTGAAAATTTAACCTTGTGTTTGTTTAAATGATGTTTGACACATTCTATACTCAGTGTACTATCATCTAAACAATTTTGCTGTGCTACTGACTCTTGGATTCTTATTATTTGATCTTTTGTTCTCAACGTAATTCCAGTCAGAATTCCTAATGTGAAGATTACCAAAACGATCATGACATCCTTCAGCCATACTTTTGTCAAGTTTTTCATAAATTACATCTTTTAATAAAAGCCAATCTTTAATTTGGTCTAAATCCCTCATTTTCATAGGAAATAAATTTTTCTTCCTAAAATTTTGTAATATCATTATTACAGAAATTTTATAGTTGTATTGTTCTGTTAAATAATCAAGATAAAATTCTGGTACTTGAAAATAATCATACCAAAAAACACCATCTATTTTAACATTACCATTATCATAGAAATCATATTCTTCTGTTAACTCTTCAATACAAGTTTCATAGGGAAGTAGTATTTTATTTACTACTTCCCGATATAAATCTCTGATAATCATAACTAAAAAGGTAATTTTCTAGGTTCTTCTTGTTTTAATCTATCTACTAAACAAGCTTCTAGTAATACAAAATAATTGATGCAATCACCTATTTTTTCATTAATTGTTTCCATATTTGGAAACTTACCTTGATTAGTAGCTTCTACAATATCTGATACAGATATCAAATGTTTAAGAAGAAAACCCCATAAAACATCTTCTCTACTGTGACCAGACATCATAGCACCTTTGTTAAAGTTATGCAGTTTATCTGAATCACTAGAATATTCTTTTGATTTAGAATACAATACATCTTTAGTTTTCTGAAGCCTAGCTTCTAAAACTAAATCAAATTCTGACATGTTCATATTTTTAATTTTAATTGTCTTAATTTTAAAATCTCAGGTCTGTTGTCTTGATAGAAATTAAATACTAATTTTCTATTTTCAAAGTTGTCCGTAGGGACATACATAGGAGCAGAACCTGGTCTAGTTACATACAATGGATCGTCATCTACTAACTTACCTTCTGTTACCATAATATCTGTTAAGATTTTATCCCATACATAACCTATATTGTTCATGTCCATCAATCTATGCTCATACGGAGCATGAACTTCAGATTCAATGTATAGTGGATAATCTATTACAGGCATAGCTTTAACAAATGGAGTTAGATATTCAGTCAAGAAATTCTTAATAGCCATACGTTGAAATGGTTTACCTACATAGAATATCTGTGCATTAATTGGTAATGTACCTGGTTTACCTACTGTTCTGGAATTAGCTACTATTCTTTCACCATTCATGTCTACATAGTAATCTTCTAAATCTACACTATAACCTTTCTTTTCTAAGGTTTTAGGTAGTTTTTTAACTCTACCTCTACCTGATGTTGTAGAATAATACTTTGGTCTTTTTGCCTTAGAAGTAATTGCAGACGTTGGATATTGATCTAATACAAGACTAAATTTTAAATCCTTTTGTTTCATCATATTCTGTTGCTTCATCAATTTCAATTTTTAAGTCTGTAATAGCTATTTTAAATTTTTCACTTAATTTATTTAATGCCTCTTGTAACTTATCTTTGTACAAGTTATAGACAAATTCATGGTGTTCTCTAGTTTTACAAATATCTCTATAATCTTCAGAATCTCTCAATCTATATTGCTGTTTATAAGCAAAATCTAAAGAATCACGAAAACCTTTAAAACTGATAGTATTGTAATAATTAGAATCTTTTATTGTGTTAAAAAATCTACTAAATAATTCTTCTAGATACACTTGGTTATCTTCCCAATTAGCATTAGTCATTGTTTCCATTGCCAATATTACGTTGTCATTGTTTCTAGACTCAAGTAATTCATTTAAGGTATTAAATAATGTTTGATTACCTTCGTACTTATAAAGAGTTTTGTAAATATCTTTTACAAAAACAAATCTACCAGTAAGATTCTTTTTAGCTACATTATCAATAAATTCCATAAATGGTATTACTTCTTCTTCAGCTTTTGTGTCATAAAAAGTATACTTTTCATTATACCCATATTGTTTTTTATGTGAAGGATCATCTATTAAAATAATATCTGCTTTTAATGGATCTCTTGTTATTTTAAATTCTGCTTCTCTTAACTTATTTTGAGAAACTTTTGTTGCATAACAATAAATACTTTGACCTGGTTTAAAAGTAAGATTAGTAGTATCTGTTAACTTGTTTATAAAATCAGTAAACTCCTGAGCATGAAATTCAGTATAATGATTATAACGATATCTATTCGACAATGCATCTTCTACTTCATTTACATTAGTAGGAATAGGAATATTTAATGGATTATTTAACAAATACGGTGCATAAAAATTTTTTATATTGTCATTCATATTATTTAAGGTTTAATTCGAAATTATTTAAAACGAAAGAACTGGTTTGTATTGAACTTCTAAGGTATGTTTCTATACCTTCATGGAATAAATTCCTAACATGTTGAATTACACATTCTTTAACATCTTGATCAGTAACTTTACTTAATATTCTATCTATATTACTTACAGTGTTGTCAAAATACAGATTAAGTTTAGTTTCAAAATATTTATCTACAATATCGTTTTTATCATAGTATGTTAATAATTTAGAATTATTAAGATATAAATAGCATAACCATTGCCAATTAGCATTTAGATCAGAATTAATAACCATGTTAGCAGCAATAGTTAAATTATCAGGATTTCTAGAATCAATTAATTCTTTTAATGTAGTATAATTTTCTTTGTCAATAACAAAACCATTATTAAAACTTTCATTTAAGATATCCTGATTAATAAATCCTACTATTTGTTGTCTGTTGTTAAAATCTACAATCTGTTCTAATGTAAATATATCTTCTATTTTTAGATTACTTGTAGAATACACTACTTCTTTAGTATCATCTTTAGTTGTACAATTATACACAGCATCATAGTATAACGGATAATCATTAATTTCTATCTTTTTAATGATACAGAAATCTGCTTTTTCTTTTTTGATTACCCTGGAAATATTTTTTCCAAGGTAATCAGTTACTAATCTAGGTACAGTAGTATTCTTTAAAAAGAAAATGTTTTTGTCATTTGGAATGACCATATTGTAAGTAGAATTAATAAGAACTATTGCATCTTTTAATTCTTGATCTATATATTTAGATCCATTTGAAGTTATTATTATTCTCATGACATCATGTATTTTAAGAATCTAGGGTCACCTGCTAAAATTGTAGCAAAGTTGCTTCCACAAGAAACTGTTTGTTTAACCATTAAAAACTTTTGATCTACTGAAAACGATGGATGAAGAATTAACTCAAGATATTGTTTAATGTTATCTTTGCTTAACTTCTTGTTGTGATGTCTTACGTAGTTAAACAATCTAGTAGTTAAGATTGCTGCTGTTGCACCTTTCCAGTTACCAGAATCTGATTCAGAATCACCACAAGCAATAGTCAATTGAGTTTTAGCTGTAGCTAAATCATATTCTTTCAATAACTTTTCTACAGATGGTAATTTATCTAATTTCTTATTTACGAAATTGATCAACTGCCCTGTAATATGTTTACCTACTGAGATATCACCGAATAATGCAATCTTATCTAGATTATTCTCAAAATCTTCTATTGTAGATACTAAGCTAAAGAACTTATCCATCATCCTTGGAGTTACGTTACCACTAGCACTGATACCTTGGTCTTTCTTCTGTTCCAATAATTCAGGTGCCCATAATACAAAGTTAATTAACCTCTCATCAAGGCCGATCTTTTCTGCACGTTCTGACCAATCTTGTGCACTCCATACCATATTGATTCTCATCATACGATCTTGTTGAGCTTTATCCATAGATGATACATTGTATTCACCGTCATCTGGATTTTCTGTTAGTATAATTTGAATCTTTTTATCTTTAAGATCCCAACCTACCATTGTTTGCTCATTAATTAATTCCATAATAGCTTGACTAAACAAAGTATTACTTCTGCTATAGTCATCTAATAATAAGATACCGTTATCTTTTAAGTTAACAATCCAATCTGGAGGACATGGTACAGTCCTAGTTTTATTGGTATATTTAAAACCTGCATCTGTTGCTTTCGGTAATAGATTTTCAGTAACCCATCTTGTCTCATTGTTTTTTACTACTTCGTATTCTTTACTATAGTAACCGATTAATTCTGAAGGTTCTGTTAATTGTGCTAGGTTTAGCTTGTAGAAATCTCTATTAAGATCTCTAGCTAATTCTCTGCAAATAGTAGTTTTACCCAAACCAGGTGTACCTACTAGACTTAGTGAAATAGGTACATTACCTTGTTCCATAAGTTTGTCATTAGCAGCAATAATGTCTTTCAAAATTCCTAATGTTTCATTAGGTGTATACGTTGTTACTTTTTCCATAATATTATTTATTGTTTTGTTGTTTAATTTGTTTTTTTAAAATGGAATGTTAGACCAATATTTAACTCGTTTATAAGCGTCTAACAATCGAAGTTTAGCCATAAACTTTTTTTTAAAATGTAGTTCTTTGGGATAAATTTCTAAATAAGATTTAATCATCTGTTTTCCTATCTCTACAGATGCACTATCCCCATTTAAAAATGACAACATTTCTTTTTTCTGTTGTGCTGTCATTCTAGGTAAGAGTTTTCTTTTCTCTTTAAGCTCTTCTTTTGAATGATTTTTCATACCTAATTAGGGATTTTTACCCATTGTGAATGATTTTCAATACTAGACTCAGTACCATTAGAAGATATTACCCATAGTAATCTCTTGTTACATCTAGGTGGTTCTTCTGCATGGCCGTCAGTAAAAATAATACAAGTAGTATATTGAGAAGCATTGTAATAATCTACAGCAGCAGTAAATGAAGTTCCACCACATCGTGTTCTAGGGAATTCATTGTTACCTTTGTATTTTACTATATCAGATACTTTAGTATCAAATGCTCTGATTTCAATACCTGTTTTTTTCTGTAAGTGGTAAATCTCATTAAGAAATTCATACAATTCTGTTTCAGATACTGAACCTGATTCGTCAATTAGTACTAAAATCTTAGCTACTGGTTTCAATACAGTCTTAGGTTGACCTGGAAATCTTTGATTTTCTTTAACCTTACTTGTTTTAATAAAAAACTTATTTGAATTACCTACAAAGTTTCTAATATACTTTAGGTAATTAAACTTAGGTTTAGGTTTAACAAAGTTCTTGACTAACTGTTCAATTTCACTTGGTACACTACCTTGAGATTTTTGAATTTCCTGTGCTATACTTTCAATAGTAGATTCTACCTGTGCTTTAATAGCATTCTGTTCTGCTTCACTAAGTCCGTCTACTTCATTACCGTCTTTATCTGTAACTATCCAAGCATGTTGTGCTTGTTCAGATATACCAGCTTCTTCTTGCTGTTCTTCAGATAATTTATTTAGTTCACGATAATAATGATGTCTACCTTTCTTAGGTGACAAATCTAACTGAGGATACTTTTGTTGCATATCATCTAGAAATATACCCCAACTTGGTAAATTTGCTTTAGGTATATACTGATTAATCTCCATATCAGTAGCATAATTATCCATCTTATGATTTGGATAGTCATCTAAAGTAATCAAATGGAACATGCACAAATGAAGTGCTTCATGTTTTAGTCATTTTTGTTAGCTTACATTTTCATGTAAGATCAGACTATTCCTTTATCCCATTAGGATAGTGTATTATAGTCGTTGAACGTTTTGGTTTATAACTAAAAAATAAATCTTTTTTACGTTGCATGCATAAGCAATTATCGTAATATAAAAATTTTTTAATAGCCAAACTATCAAAGCCTCTAAAAAAAATAGAATATAAATTTGTTTTTCTTTTTTTAGTTTGAATAGTTTTCTTTTTTACTGGTAAAAAACTTAATACAGTATTTATAAAATCATAATTAGCACATACAAAATAAGAACATAATAATTTAGATGTTTTTTGTTTAGATAAAGGAGTAATAACTCCACCATCTCCATCCCATAACCCTCTAATAAAATCTTTTACATACATTTCTGGTATATTTGGAAATTTTAAAGTCATAGTTTTATTAGGAATTAATCCAAAATTTTCTAAATCTTTTCTAATTTGTGCTGATGTAATTTGTAATTTATAAATGTATTTATTGAATTTTTTATGATATTCAATTGTAATTTTACCACTAAAATTTAATTCTTTTTTTATATCTTCTAATAGTTTTAAATCTATATTAGAAAGTATAAAAGAATTTTTATTTTTAATAGGTAAATTACCGTCTGTATAAATTAATCCTAAAATATAATATTTGTTAGCACATTCATTTAAAGATGAAAAATAAAAGTCATTTACTTTATTTGTTCTTTTTGATCCTGTAGGTCTATTTATCTTTAATTTTTTAACGTAACTCCATATTGTTTTTGGATTTAAATTATATTTTTTAACTATGTCTTCCATAGTTAAATCATCATAATCTTGTTTAAATTCTTCTAAATCTGTAATGTTTTTATATTTAAATGTATCCATACATGCAAATATACACCATTTTTAATTAAAAACCAACTTCGATGCAGATTACCCAATTCTTTTATTTTTTACTATACTGAGGTAATTATTCTCACCACTTATATATCACTACATAAGTTTAGTATAAAAGACTCTAAGGGCTTCCCTGTCAATTTAACACGTTTTACATATACATTACTGTATAAGGGAGCTACTATTAACCCCATATTTTACTTCATCTGAATATTTAAACCATTCATCTGGATTAATCATTAAAGCAAAATCCATTGTAGATTTGTTTACAGATACTGCTGCCAAAGGTATTTCTTTAGATTCTATTTTGTTTATGGTAGTTAAAAACAGACCATAAAACATGTCGTTAATAAGAATCTTTTTAGTGATCCTATTAAGATCTAAAATTAAGTTTTGTTGCATGATGTTTTATATTCTTCAATTAAATTGTAAATACAATTTATACCTATAAGAACATTTCCTTTATCAGCTGTTCTTATTAATGCATAAGCAGTATTTAATTGATCTTGATTTAAAAAAGGTAAAATAATATGATGTGTTACTAAATATTCAGCAAATACATCTACTGCAAGAACTACTTTATCTTCAGTTTCTAGAATTTCTTGCAAACGCATTATTTTAGTATTTCTTACTTTTACAGTTCTTAAATTAAGTTCACGTAAAATAGGCACAATTGTATAGTTATGATGCTGTAGCATCTTAGCAAATATGTTTGTGTATTCTGTGTTTTTTGCCATAGTTTTAAGATTAAAATAAAAAAGGGGCTTAATGCAGCCCCTTTAATATTTCTTGTGTTTTAACGTCTCCGTATTTACGATAGTAGTCAGAAAGATCTTTCTCATCTGGTATATAAAAAGATTCTAACGGATATAGTTTTTGAACTTCATCAGTAGCTCTTATTCCTGCTTTATCATTGTCGAAATTAATTATTACTTTACTAAATCTTTTTTGTAATAGTTCAATCTTTTCTTTCCAATTAGATAATGCTTCAGAATGTGGTGCTACTGCATTTATTCCGTATCTTCTATATAACATAACATCTTTTAAAGATTTAGTTATCACACATAAATCCCCAGTCCAATCTAGTTCGTCATAACCTTGTAGATCTTCATGGGATGTGTTACTAACAAATCTATAATCAGATGCTTTGTAATGGTATAATTTCCAACGTCCGTTAAAGTAATAACCCAACACAGGGTTATATGTAGAATATGCATACTTTAGCATGCCATCAACCCAATAATGAGCTAAACTATATACATGGTATTTCTTACATAACTCTGATGTTATACCGAAAGATTTTAGATATTCTATATCCATCGATGTAAACTGTTGGATTTTTACTTGGATGTCCTTATATTGTTTAGTCTTTTTCTCTCTATTAATCTTTACAATAGTTACGTCTGATTTCTGACCCCCCAAAAATGCCTCGTAAATTTCATCTAATGCTTTACTAAACGTTATTTGTTTCATTTGCATTAGAATACTTACACATGTATAAGATTTATTAAGAGCAAAATCCTTGAAAAACAATACTCCATTATACCAATAGAAAGAACAGTCTGCTCTAGCATCGTTCCGTAATGGGTTTGTGAATTTTCTATTGATTTCACAAAATCCCAAATATTGAAGATAAACATCTTCTTGGTTTATTCTGTCGAATAGCCAATCAAATGTTATCTTCTCTGGTTTATTTGGGAGTGTATACATTACTTCTTAATTAAAACGGTAAATCGTCAACTGTTGATTCTACTGTAGGATCTGTAGGTGCTGCTTCAACACGTGACAACTGAGCTGTTTCACTACCTGAAATTCTCAAATCGGTTTTATCTTTACCAATAAATCCAAGATATTTAGTAAACACTAAATTGTTTTTCTGATTATACAACAATTTGATTGCTACTTTAACACCTTTATGTTTATCTCCTAACAAAGCAATAACACCTTTGCTGAATTCAGCATAGTTATTACCTGTCAATACAGCTTGATCTTCAGGAATAAATTTAGTTAAGATGTGCTTAACTCTTTTACTCAAATTCTCAGCAGCTTTTGCTGGATCTGCAGCTTGATCACCTACAGCCCATTCAATGTGTCTGAAGATTTCTCCATTTTCACCTCTGAAAGTAAAGATCAAACTAGGATCTCCTGTTCCATCTTTTCTTGGTGATTCAAATGATACTCCTTCTAATTCTACGTTAGAATGGATACCTGATGTAAACTGCTTGCTTACTGGTGATTCTGATTTTGTTTCTTGATTAAATCCGTACATATTGTTTTAAATTAAAATGATGAATGATTAGATACTTCTAAATTTTCTGAATGGTCCATTACAGACTTTTCGATATTATTATCACTATCGTCTACTAAAATGTATTTAGCATTACCTTTACGTTTGATAGTTACTTTCAATCCTAAATCTTTAGCAAACTTTGCTACTGCTAATTTAGAAATTTGAAACTTTTCAGCTAATTCTGATTTTGTCAAACCTGCATTTACTGCTTCAGTAAACGATGATTTTGTCACTTGAACTTGTGTTCTTTCTGTTGTCATGTTATTGGTTTTTAATTTAATTTAAAATTGTTACTTCACCTTCTTCGTTAATTTTAACGTTATTGGTAGGGGTGATATCTACCATTTCTTCAACTGTATATAGACCTAGAATTTTGTCTGGTGCAATACGTTGGGCACCTAAAGCTAAACATCTAGCATACATCATGTGTCTCAATTTGTTACCGTAAAGGCTTTTTATCCTTTACTTCTTATAGTTTCCTATAAGTTCAGCATATATCATCATTGAATAAATAAGGTCTTCTTTCACCTTTTCTTATTCGGCTTATTGTTGTAGGACAAACATTAAATTGTTTTGCAATAGCTTTAGAAGTTAAACCTTGTTTAAATAAATCTTTTAAAAGTTGAAAATCTTTTTCTTTAATTTTTGAATTATATCTTTCATCTTTTAAAGGTATTTTAGTTTTACCTATAGCTATTGCATGAAGTACATTTTCTTTTTGTGTAATAATTTCTAGATTAGATAATTTATTATTTGTTTTATTACCATCTTTATGATTACACACCAGTTTTCTTGTCGTTTTAGTATTTAAAAAAGCTTCTACAACTAAACTATGTATTCTTTTAGTAATAGGAATATTGTTTTTTCTTAATGTTATTGTCACATACCCATTTCTAACATCTGTACCTGTTTTTCTAATAACTATTTTTTTAAATCCTTTTTTTGGTAAAGTTTTTATTCTTCCAAAATTTGACACTTCATACAATTGTTCAAAACCTACAACAGGTTTCCAAATTTCTACATCTTCCATATAGCAAAGATAATAGAATATATTCAATGTTGGGCACTCGTGGATAAATTATTGCTTAACTTGCTCATTATCTATGCGTTGAACTTTCTATGTACTTTTATAGTTTTCCATAGCTTAGCTGCTGATTGCCATACCTGTCTTTCAAGGGTTAGGTTTCCAGCAATTCACCCAATTTTACATGCCCAAACTATTTAGGCATTTTAATCCAATTGTCTTTTGTAGTCCAACCTGCTTTTACTGCATCTGACCAAAAGAAAGATGCTCTATCTACAATCTGGTTACGGTAAAATTCAATGGTAGTAACTCTATCTTTGATGTCATTACCATCTTTGTCTTTACCTCTAACTACTAAATCAAAGTCTTGGATTGTTTTGTAACCAATACCATTGGCCCATAACAAAGCACCTAGACCTTTAGATGACAAGGCTAATCTACCTTGAATGTTGTAAACTTGATGAAAAGCTTGCATAGGTTTCATACCTAAGTCTTTACCAAATTGTGCTATGGTAAAAGCTTGTTCAATAGTTTTAATGTTTGCTGGAAGACTCTTACTTTCAATTAGAATCTGTAATTGTTCCATTTCTGATTTAGGCATTTCCCTAATTTCTGTTTTCTGTATGTCTGTCATATTATTGATATTTATTATAATCTATTGAATCTGCTGTTGGTAATTCTTCAAAATAATTAGCTGCACCATTAAAATACATACCTATGTAATAGTTAACAAGACCATTATCCCTGTCTTTTAATATCTTTAGACTACGATACTTGTTACCTAATTTTCTAATGTCATAACCTCTGTGCTTACCTATGTTATATCTTTCTGGAGCAAATACACCTAGAATTAAATTACATTCCCTTTGAGTCTCCTTATTGTTAGCAAGACCATCTAATGATGGTTCTAGCTTTTCGTCAATAGATTGACCTTGGAAATATTCTAATTTTTCTTTAGATGCTTCTTGCTGTTGGATGTTGATAGTAACACAATTATATTTTTTAGTGAAACCTTTGAGACAAAATTGCTTACTGTATCTACCCATAGCCTCATGTAATGTCTCACCTTTCTCAGGGGTAAGAAGACTAATGTGATCCGTAATAACAAAAACCCATAGATTAGGATTGTTATATACATATTTTTTAGATACTTTTTCAGCATGTTCTACATCAAATTCTTCGTGTCCAACTAATGGATTTTTAAAGAAAGTGTCAACGTATTTATAAATACCGTATGGATTAAATATATAATCAACTACTTCGATATATTTCTGCATATCTTCAATGGTTTCTCTACACTCTTCGACTTTCTGTAAAACATCATCTGTCAGATGAAATTCACCTAACGATTTCAATTGATTGGGGGATAAAGATACGGAATATTTCTCATATAACAAAGTAGAAATGGTACCTAACCAGAAGTTTTCAACACTTTCTTCTAATGCAAAATAGAAAATCTTAGCTGTAATTTCTGGCTTATTCTTAACAAACTCATATACAGATGTTACCGATAAAAACTTTGCTAACTTAGTTTTACCTACACCTGATGATGCTGTTATAATACTTTGGGTACCTTTTTCCCACCCTGGGAACACTTTAGAAAATCTTTGAAATGGATAAAGAATAGATGTAACCTTACCTTCTTCTTTTAGTTTCTTGTTTAATCTTAGTTTGTCTAAGATCTCATTAAATGTCTCTGCCATTTGATAATCCTTCCTCCATCATTTTAAATATCGAATCAATAACACCTTTGGTTAGAAACTTCTCTAGTTTCATACCACATAGACCTCTTTCTTTAGCAAAAACAATGGCTTCTTTCATTTTATCATGTTGATGTATAGAATGCTTTACTAACTTTGCATACACATCAGATAACTTTTCAAGGTCACCACTTTTACTAAATACAGTAGAACCATTAACCATAAAAGTATCTGGATATAATTCCAGAATCTCTTCAAATGCTGAGTCTGTAGCAATAAACATAATATCTGAAAACTTTGTAGTCAGAATTAAATCGTCTACTGCATAACCATAAACACTTTGGTCGTTAACAGTATAATTTTTAGGGAATGCCATAACATACTCTTTGTCAACTAGATCCTCAATTTCCTTTTGAGTCCAACCTGTGCCCTTAGCTTGCCATTTGTACAGACATGTTGCTTCTGAATATGTTACTTTACCTGATTTCTGTTTAACCATTTTCTCAGTATAAAGTAAATAAAGCAGAAGAAACTGATTAGTAGATAACTTGTTTTTAATCAAAAACTCTGTGTAATCTGTTACGTTTGTTAGTATATTCATATATGCTTCTCCTATTAAGCAGATACACAGATATTAATCTACTCTAGGTCTTCGTCTAAATTGGAAGCATTCCAAAATTCCTCATCTAAAATTGTAGATGGATCATCTCCGTCACATTCATTTTGTAATCTACAAAATTCTGGATCGGTGCAAAATTCACATATCTTCATTGGTATATCTAGTTAAAAGTTCGTAATCGTCAGCAAAATCATGAACGTCTTGTATAGTCCCAAAGATAATACAATCCATTGCTTGTTTCAAGTCAATTTCTGATACTTCACCGTATGCCTCAATATACTTCTTCTGCAATTGGTTGATACTCAATTGTTCTAGCTCTGGTTGAGCTGTCAATAGAATCGTCAGGTTGAATAATATTTCTTTCATTCCATATTACATTATGTGTTTCAATAAAATTTACTAATTTATTATACATGTCTAATTCAATTCCGTATAATGTAGTATTCTTATGGTGTAAAGCTGTAGCATGATCTCTATGAAATCCAAATAATTTATAATACACTGATTTACAA